TTCCAAACGAATACCAAATGAGCACTGTGATGCTCTACCTGGAATATATCTCATTACTGTTCTGGTCTGTCTGATGACCTTATCCCCAGCAGTTCCACCAACAGACATGATAATGTTTGCTGCATTTGGGTTATGGATAGCAGCACCAGCGCCCGTAGTTGCTTCATCCCAGACATCAGTTTCCTTTCCAAACTGGAAAGTGTTGAAGAATACTGTTTGGTATGGAGATGTTTTAAATCTACTCTTTGAAGTAAATTGAGGTCTCCAATCCGATTGCTCACCCCAGTGGTCGGCAATATTGACAACCTCAAACAGAGATCTTTCTTGATTTAGAAAATCCTGTGTACTCTTATTCCACTGAGCCATTATCAGAATGCTCCATACTTATGTGCAGATGTATCAATATTAACTTTATTTGATTTAGTAATATTTACTCTTGGTTTATATGGAGGATAAATTTGTTGAACCATTGCTCCAGGGTAATCTTGCTGTAGCATCCATGTCAAATCACCATGATTGGGAATTCCATCTTCAGAAATTATTTCTATTCTGAATAACTCGCCGTTGTAGATAATATCTGCGCTATAAGTTTCTCCAACTGGTTCTGCATTCTTTCCATCAGAATGGACGTGCAGAGTACCGTTGAAGTCTCCAGCAATATTAATAGATTCAGATAAAAATTGTTTGTAAGACTTCATATCAGCCTCCAACAATTTGTACTTCTTCTACAACAATATTTGCAGCACCAGCAGTAATCTTAACGCATCTATGTGCATATGCTTGAGCGCCAGATCCAGTATAAGTATAATTACCAGTTGCCGCTGATGAGTTAATATCAGTAGTGATAGTCATTCCAGTAGCAGCAGTAATCTTTTTGCCTGCAGTATCGGCAGACTCAAATGCATCATCAATTACGCCAGCAGCATCAATAATTGCAATATAATCATTAACACTGAAAGGATGTGTATCTCCTGTTATTCCCGAATTGCGATCACCAAAGGTATATACTGCAGTGGTAGAATCAGTTGCTGCAGTAATAGCTGCCCTTCCAGGGGTTGATCCCTTAAGCAAAACAGATTCACCTGCCAAAATTTGAATTGCAGGACCAGCATTAAATTGAACGGTTGATGCTGAAGTAGCACTCACTCTGTAAATACCAGTATTGACAATCTGATATTCTGATTGAGTTGCAGAGATACTATTAGTATTCAATACATTTAAAACGGACATGTTAAACTCCGAAGATATTCTTTCCTATTTTTATTTATCTAAGGTTTGCTTTTGCTGTTTGATTAATTTTGATAGTTCAGTAGTAGATCCAACAAATAATGCATTGGTTACATTTGTTGGTCCACTTCTTGGCTTTTCATCAATATCTTTCATTTTCTTTTGAAGATCAACAAGTTTATCAGTCACATCTGCAACTTGTTTAATTAAATTGCCAGCAACCTCATATGCTCTAGGATGATCAGTACTTTGAGCAACATCCAATGCACCTTCAATAGCTCTCTGTCCTTTTTCAATTAGGTCATAAAGATTATTTCTACTATGTTCATAATCTCTCTGTATCTCTGGCTTTTTTTGAGATAGAGGAGTTGGGTCTTCCTCAACTGTTGGTTCAGTGCTTTCAATATCTGAAGAAATATCAAAAACTTTATTCAATTCATCAAAGGTACTCATACGGGTTCATCTTCTCCAGTTACAGGATTCCAATTTTGTGCATCAGTGAAATCTGAATACAGTTCATCAAATCCAAAATTATCATCTGCGTTTGCTGATAGTGGATCAGGTTGAACTGTATATCTAACTTCTCTAGTTGCGTTAGTAACATCTGTCGATGTATAGTAATCAACTTGTGCCTTACGAATAGTCTTGAAGTCTTCATCTTCTGTTCTGATTGGACCATAATAATAAGTTTTAACATTAAATGACAATGTATAAACTATGGTTCTCCTTTCTGTGAAATCACCCTCATAGTTATCTTCATAGGATACATTCTCTAAAACAACAGGAATATCTTTAGTTTCATCACTGTTAGGAACCATCTTAACAGTCAAGTTGTAATGAGGTTGAAAATGTGGTAAAATTTGTTCTAAGATTTGTAAGGCATCATCTTGATTTTTTGCAATGATACCTAGTTCAAATGATAGATTATATGGAACAGGCATGTATTGATGCTTCTGTTTATTATTTGCATCAACAACTTTAATTGCTTGAGTTGGAGAAACTTTTCTGCTGCCATCATATGCAAGTCCAGTCATTTCAAAAGAAATTCTTGGAAGAGTAATTTGAATTTTTTGTGCAGTAATATCAGGTTGCTCTAGAATTCTTGCTAGGAATTTTTGCTTTGGACCATATGCAAGAGGAACTTTCATTACCTCTGTTTTGCTATTTGACGTTCTTCTCAATTGTATATTGTTGAAAAGAGTACCAAAACCAACAATGGTCTTCTTAGTTAATTCGTGATAAAAATACTGTCCTAACATTAGAACTTATCTCCCATGTTTCCAATTTCCCCAAAGGGATTTTTCTCCGAAAAATCTAAAATCAGATTTCCCTTAGTCTCAAAATATTTATTCATTGCACCTTCAAAACTATCCATAGCATAACTATCTAGAATTGTTATAGTCCAGTTTGCAGTGTTGTCTGCGTTTTTAACTGCTTCATTATCTTTAAATGTGCCAGTAAGATCTCTAAGTACAAGTTTTCTTGTAGTTGGATTCCAAGAAACAACAACTCCTTGTGCCTGACTAGTCTGACCAGTTACAGTCTGACCAGCAACAAAAGTTCCAGTTCCGCCTGCTGACATATTTAGACTTAAACTATAAGCAGATTCATCTTCAACTTCATCAACCTCAGTAATTCCAGTATCAAGAGTTTCATCACTATATTCAAATAGTTCACATCTCAATTCCCATACATATCCTTTACCTAATGGATAAAATGGGGATTGGTGATCAACAAATTTAATTTCAAAAATATCGTTAGACAATGGCATGTAGATTAAGTCACCTTCATTTGGTCTACCCTCTGCAATTAATGTTGCATTATCATCAACCAAATCTTTAAATCTTTTTCTTGCGATAACAAAAGTTGTCTGCTCAGCAATACGAATTCCAAATTTTGTATATAAATTTCCTTCTCCTTCTAATCCTTGAGCATTAGGAAAAAATGCTTCAATTTGGTATGAGGATGAAAATGTTGACATAGCATCTTCACCAAATAAAGAATCATAATTTGCTAAAGTTCTTGGTATGTAATATACTTCCATACCAAACATTTTAATTTGTTCTACGACTAGACTTTCTATGAGGTTCTGCTCCCCAGAAGACCCCATAGTAATTCCAGTATTATTGAAGTATGGATTTCTTGGCATATTCTTAACCTATCATATCTAATGGTGGAAGTTCGTATGTCGTTCTTAACTTCTCTTCCAACTTTTCAATTTCAATTAATGCATCTTGGAATATTTTATCTCCATTTAAGGTGACGCCACCTGGAAGTTGAACGTTGTTGTATTTGGTTAAGTTCTGACCCCACTGCTTTTTAAATAATGCAGTGGTATATTCTTTTAACCAAAGATTATTCCAAGCATCAGAAACATCTGCAGGATTTAATGCCCTGTAACAGTCAACTAAAATATAATCTCCTACTCCAATTTCATCCCAGTTGATGTCCAAATATAATTTTCTATCATGAACATTAAATCTAGTTCTCTTCCACATACTAGCATTAGTAACAAAATCTAAAGTCTCTAAGTAACTCTTTACCATATAATAATGTAAAACTTGTGCCGAGGTAAAGGCATAGATATCATTTAAGAAAATTTGATATTTAATATTAAAAATGTTTGCAGGTACAGCATTTGCAGTACTCAATTGAGTATGAACATCATTAATTCCTAAAATATAATCTGGTACTTCAATGTATGTATTTTGTGTTGAAAAATCAGTTCCAGTAATGTTGGTTGCAGTTTTTGCAGCATCTCTCATTTCCTGAGTGAACTGAGTTTTTAGCATCATTCTTTCAGATCCATCTCCATGAAATTGCCAAAAATATTGCAATGCCATATCAATAAGATCTTCTAGTTGATCATCGGCAACATTAATTTCTAGTACTGGTGCTCCCAATCTACGCAAACACCAAGCTTTTAATTCTGCTCTGCTAGCTGGTCTATTCGTTGACATTTTTCGTTACCTCTTATACTGCATCAAATGCATTTGTACTGCTAATTGGATAATTTACTGCTCCACTCGTTAAAGTTTCACCTCGTAAAAATACTCCACTAATCGCATTTACACTAATAACTGCTGGAGTATTGACTGAATCATATGCAGTAATTGTTGCTGTAGCACCACTAGTAGATCCAGTTACAGTTGAACCATTAGTATATGTTCCTGATCCCCCACCACCGCTGAATGAAATAGTTGGCGCTGAAGTATAATCTGAACCAGAACTAGTAATAACTAAACTTGTTACAACTCCACTACTGAGAACTGCAGTAGCAGCTGCCCCTGATCCACCGCCTCCAGTGAATGTTACGGTAGGCGCTGATGTATAACCAGAACCTCCAGCAGTAACGTTATATCCAGTAACACCCATACTAATTGTTGAAGATGCAGCGGCAGCAGACCCACCGCCTCCACTAAAGGAAACTGAAGGTGCAGAAGTGTATCCAGACCCGCCGCCAGTCAATGTTATATTTGAAACATATCCTGTAATTGTCGAGGTTGCAGTAGCACCTGTTCCACCTCCACCACTAAAGGAAACAGCAGGAGCAGAAGTATATCCAGAACCTCCAGCGGTAACAGTAACGGAAGAGACATTATAACCAATAGTTGCACTAGCCGTAGCACTTGAACCGTCTCCAGTGATTGATACTACAGTTGCGTTAGTATAACCAGAACCACCACTATTAACAGTAATACTTGCAATAGCATATCCTAAAGTTACAGTAGCAACTAATCCAGCGCCCCCTGCAACACTAACTGTTGGAGGAAGTGTATAACCTGAACCACCTGCACTTACTGTGATAGCAGTAATTATACCACTTGCATCAGTTGTTGCTGTAGCAACAGCACCAGATCCACCGCCACCGCCACTAAATGTGACTGGCAGTGTGGAACTTGGAGCATATCCTGCTCCACCATTAGTTACTGCAATTGTCTTAACAGAACCACTAGAAGCTAAGTTAGCAGTTGCTGTAGCACCAGTACCAATACTGAATGAAACTGAAGGTGCAGTTGTATATCCAGAACCACCAGCAGTCACAGTAACACTCTTAACTGCACCTGTACTAGATAGAGTAGACGTTGCAGTAGCACCTGTTCCACCTCCACCAGTAAATCCAACTGAAGGTGCTGAAGTGTATCCAGAACCGCCACCAGTTACGGATACAGTGTTAACATATACGAATACAGATGCTGTAGCAGATGCTCCAGATCCTCCTCCACCACTAAAGGAAACTGAAGGTGCTGAAGTGTATCCAGAACCGCCAGATCCTAAAGAAACACTGTTTACTGGTCCACTGATGCTTGAAGTTGCCTTGGCACCAATCGCAGTAATATTAATCTTCATTCCAGTTGTAGAATCAAGATTATTCAATAAAGCTTCAAATTGATCATATACAGAATTCATCTTATTCTGCATATCACTAATATAATCACTAATTTTAGATAAAGTGACACTTGGAATATCTGCAGCAGATAAAGTAGTACCACTTGTTGCTCTACCCTTAGCATCTACAGTAACTTTTGTATAAGTTCCAGCAGTTACTCCACTATTTGCTAGAGTAGTTGATATTGTTGCATTAGCACTACCATTAAAGTTAGCAGAACCTGTTGCATCTCCAGAAAGCGCAATGGTTCTTGTATTTTGTAATGTGGTAGCAGTAGAAGCATTACCAGTTAATGCTGCAGTAATTGTTCCTGCTGTAAAATTACCAGAAGCATCGCGTGCTACTAGAGTTGATGCAGTATTTGATGAAGTTGCATTAGTTGCAATAGTTACTGCAGAAGATCCATTATATGAAGTTCCTGTGAGATAAGTTCCAAATGTTAAAGTATTTAAGTTATTACCTAATGTTACCCCAGAGATTGTATTAGCAGCAAGTTTTGATACTGCAATTGCTGCAGTAGAACTAATATTACTATTACTTACTACACCAGCAGAAAGAGTAGTTGCTAGTGCAACGTTTGCACCACCATTGAATGATACCGCTGATGCTGTTACATCACCAGTGATACTGAAGTTTCTAGAAGTTTGAAGTGTAGTTGCAGTTGTAGAGTTGCCTGATAATGCTCCAGAGAACGTTGTTGAAGAAAGTGTACCTGTAGAAGGATTATATGTTAACTTTGTGCTGGAAACTTTTGATGGAAGGTCTCCAGTATTTGCCGTTACGAAGGTTAGATAATGAGTACTGTTAGTTGCATTATCATCAGTAATTGTGGTATTTGTAGCATTAGTTGCTGTTCCACTCAATGAAGCAGTAATAGTTCCTGCTGTAAAATTACCAGATGCATTTCTCAGTACAAGAGTTGATGCTGTATTTGCAGAAGTTGCATTTGTACCTAGAGTAACATTTCCAGCAACTCCAGTTGCATTACTAACTGTTAGTCCAGATCCAGCAGTAACATCTACTTGTCTAGTTACTGCAGTTCCAGATCCAGTTCGAACAATAATACCAGTAGTTGTTAAGTCTCTTAGTGCTACTAAATCCGTGTCTACAATCGATGCTGTTAATGTTACATCTGATCCACCATTAACTGAAACACTTCCACTTAAATCGCCACCTAAAGAAAGAGTTCTAGCAGTCTGCCATGTTGACGCAGTTGTTGCGTTTCCTGAGAGTGCAGCAGTGATAGTCCCAGCACTAAAGTTTCCAGAAGAATCGCGCACCACAACAGTACTAACAACATTATTTGATGCTGTATCAAGACCATTTAGGAAGTTTGCATTTAAATTGTTTACCCTTGTGGTAGAAGCAACAACAAATGGAGCAGTTCCAGTTGTTACAGTTGAAGTTAATTGACCTGAAGTTGTAATTGCCGTGATATTAGTAAGTGCTCTAGCAGAACTAATTACTTGAGTGTTACCTACAAATAAACCTCTACTATTGACAATATTAACGTGTTGATTGAAGTCCCAAGAAGTTGTTGAGTTTGTATATGTAATAGTTTTATCCGTCGCCCCGCGAAGTGTGATTCCTCCACCGTCAGCTGTGGAATCTGTTGGAGAAGCTACACTACCAAGTTCAATATTTTTATCATCAACTGTAACTGTTGTCGAATTTACAGTTGTTGTAGTGCCATTAACGGTGACGTTACCAGTAACTGTTAGATCACCACCTACAGTTAAGTTTTGACTTGCTGCTAAGGTTATAGGAGCATTGAATGTTGAAGTAGCATTAACAGTTAAGGTATCAGATGATGCATCACCTAAAGTGGTATTAGCATTAGCAACTAGGTTTCCAGATAAAGTAGTTACTCCTGTTACTCCTAATGTTCCTGCAACTGTAGTGTTTCCAGAAGAAGCTTCAACAAAGAATTTAGGACTGGTTAATCCTGAGGTTGGATTAACATAAACATTTCCAGTAAAAATACTTCTCTTATCAACTACAAGACCACCATACGAACGTAGTGCTACATCTGTATCACCGTTGCTATCTGCATCTCTTTGGAAAATAGTACTTGCACTAATGTTTCCTTTAAAGGAAGCAGAACCACTATATGACTGAGCACCAGCAACATCAATATCACCATAAACTTTTAAAGTTCCAGCAATTAATACATTTTCTCCAAAAGATGAACCACCTGTTACTCTTAAAGCACCTGCAGCAGTATAGGATGATGGAGTAGTGCTTGCTGCAGTAGCATTAGTGATGGAAGTTACTCCAGTTACTCCTAAAGTATTATTGACTTGAGTTGCACCATTTAGCGTAACTCCACCAGTAAATGTTGATGTACTAGTTACACCTAGAGTACCAGTGATTGTGGCGTTGTTATTAACAATTAATGCAGTTCCTGCTCCAGTTAAAGTTAAGTTACCAGCAATGATACCAGCATCAGTTCCAGAAACAACCTCAGATGTATTTGTAACTGCACTTAAGAATACATACTTTGATAGATCTGTGTTCCATCCAAAGAACCCTAAACGTGCTTGAGTATCATAGTATCTAAATTGAACACCGCGATCTTTATTATCATTTGAAGTTGGTGCTGTATCACCATTAATAGTAATAATGGGGTCATCAATTGTTAAGGTTGTAGCATTAATAGTTCCACTTGCTCCATTTAAAGTAGTATTGCCAGTAACTATTAAGTCTCCACCTACAGTTAAGTTTTGACTTGCTGCTAAAGTTACAGGAGCATTAAATGTTGAGGTGGCATTAACAGTTAAGGTATCAGATGATGCATTACCTAAAGTTGAATTGGCCTCGGCAATTAAATTATTTGTTAATGTTGTAACACCAGTAACACCTAAAGTTCCTGCAATTGTTGTGTTACCTGATGCAGCAATAACGTTAAATTTATTTGTATTGATATTAAAGTTGCCAGTTAAATCTAAAATTCCAGCAATATCAGTATTTCCACTAGCAGCAGTAATATTAAATTTATTTGTATTGATAGCAACATCATTGAATAAATTAGTAACTCCTGTTACTGAAAGTGCATTATCTACTCCAACACTTCCTTTAACAGTTAGAGTTCCTGCAGTGCTATTATCTTGATTAGGATCAAGAATAATATCTCCAGTTGCACTTAAAGTATTTGCTGCAAAGCGAATACTTTCTAAAGTTACATAACTATTGGTTGATCCAATAGTAATTTCTTCGTCAGCAGTAATATTTAATAATGCATTTCCTGCACCAGAGTTAGTTGAGGTAATTGCAAGAGTTCTGTTTGCAGCATTATTACCAGATAGACTTAGTGTAATATTTTCTGCAGATCCTACAGTCAATCCACCACTCTTAATAAAGGTAATATTTTGACTAAACTCAGATGGAGTATCAACTGACATTTTGGCGTTAGTGCCGCCAACCTCAAACATTCTAGAACCACCAGAATTAACTTTCAGTTCTGAAATAGTTCTAAAACCATTGTATGTATTAATTTGATCTAGGTCATAATTTGTTGATGTAGTGCCATCATTAAATGTAATTCTAGAATTCTGAAGTTGTGTGTTATCAACACCACCAGTGGCAATCGTAACATGACCAGCAGCAGTAACTCCAAAATCTTCTTGATCGAATGATGCTAATCCTTTCTGTGGAGTTACTGAGGAAGCAATAAATTCCCATGAACCTGTTGTTCCACTAGTATGCGTAGGTTGAGTTCCACCAGTAATTGCAGCAACAGCTTGATATAGTCTTCCACCATTAACTACTTTATCTCCTCTTGAATATGCAGTAGAAACAGACCATGCAGATGCAGTTGTTCCTGATACTGCAGTTGCGATAGGGACTGTTAAAGCTGCAGTAAGTCTTCCCCACTGATCAACAGTAAATTTGGTTGTATTTACTGTTTGTGTGCCTGTACCTACAGATGTGAGACTTTCAGTATTATAGTCACCAGCAACAACTGTAGTATTAATTAAATCTAGTGTTGGATTACCTAAAACTCCATTGCCATCAACAACACTAATTCTTCCTGCGGTTCCTGTAACTGTTCTCATCCCAATAGAACCGTCTGCAGTTTTTGCGTAAATGCCAATGTTGGTATTTTCTGCAATTGCTCTTAAATCTCTATCAAATGGTTGGGCAGATTGACCTTCAACAGTTCCATCTAGTCCATAACCTTGAATAGTTGTGGGGTTACTAGCATTGATTACACGACCACCAGAATCAACGGTAACTTTTGTATATGTTCCAGTTGCACTTTCATTTGCTGGATTATAGTGTGGTAGAGTACTAATTAATCCAAATTTAGTTGAAATAGTTAAGTTGGCAGAACCATCAAAAGTTCCAGAACCAACAGAGTCTCCAATTAATGTAATAAGACGAGTATTAGCAAGTCTAGTAGCACTTGCAGCATTTCCAATCAGAGATCCAGTGATAACACCTGCTGCAAAGTTACCATCAGCATCTCTTTGTACTAATGTATTTGGAGAATTGTCAGTAGCAATTTCTGGCGTAACATATCCCAATAAGTTCCATGGGGTTGCACCATCACCGATTTTAAATCTTCGGGTATTAAGTTCAATTCCAATTTCACCTTGAGCCAAAGTGGGATTAGCATTACTCCACTCAGACGAATCACCTCTTCTTAGTTGTATTCTATTTGCCATTTGCTCTAGAAATCCTCTACTATATTTCTATAATTAGTCTCTTATGTATTTATACTATCAATAAAAAAAGGGGAAGTGTATTTCCCCTCACAAACATTTCACTCTTCAGATTTTTCCTCTTCCGTTTCTTCGGGTTGATTTAAATAATTTAGTGTTTCAATCGCTCCAGCTAGTTTCAAAATAGTAATCTCATTTTCTTTAATTTTCTTTGCCAAACCTTCATTTTCTTGAAGTAGTGTATTATACTGTTTGGTAAAATCAGCTAACAGCTCTTCAGAACTAGTCTTTTCAATTGCCATCATCAGTTCTCCTTAATAATTCTAGTAGTAAATTTTTGATGTCAGAAACATCAGATTGTAACATGTTAACATCACTTCTCAAATTTTGCAACTCTTTTTTTCTTTTTTGATTTGCTTCATAATTAGACATGTATCTATCATATTCAGTTTTGTCCACATTTAATATTGCACCAGATCTAGCATCTCTGACAAGACCTGCTTCATCTTCAACGGGTATTAAAAAATCATCATTCATTTTACGTTGCTAAAGCAATACATCTTAAACTTTCAATAATTGGTACAATAGCTTGGTTCTTACTCTTCATAATAATTTTTACCTGGAAAGCGGTAAATGCATCACCAGAGAAAGTATATTCATAAGATTTGAACTGAACAGTCTCTGTCGGAATCACAGTTTTATCTGGATTGCCAGTATTATTAAATAATTTATAACCAATTTGATCTTCTGGAGTAGTAGATCCAGCTGGAATTACTTTATATAATACTTTAATGTCTGCATCTGGATGTCTCCAAGCATCAAACATTACCTTGAGAGATTTAGATTGAATTGTCAATCTTGCCAATCTAGTAATATATATGGCTGCATTTGGATCACCAACTGCAAGAGTTGCGGTTGAATCAGTCGTTAAATTATTAATTCTATTAGAAGTTGTAATACAACTTAGTCTATCTAAGTCAATAATTGGAGATAGATATTCACTCTCAGATTGCATAATTGTTTGAATTAACAATGACTTAGCACCATTATTTCTTGCGTTTTCATTAACTTTTGATGCAATCAAGTATTGCTTATCCAAATAATTTGAAGTATTTAATTCTACATCAAATAATGTTCCGTCATTAACAAAAGAATTTGTTAGAACAGTTACTCCGTCATTAATTGAAGTACCAGTGACAGCATTTAATCTAGATGAAATAGTTGTCTTTGGTACAATTGCTGTCTGAATTTGAGGTGTTATTACTTCAAATGGTACGTTTTGAGTTGCATAAATTTGTGTGGAACCTCCAGTAATGCCATTAATACCTACTGAATTTGTAACTAAATCATAAGAATCTAAAGTTGGAGCACTAATTTCAGTGTGTGTTTTATTAATCTCTGTTAGTGGAATACCATCTAAATTATAACACTCAACTACAGTTCCTTGTTCATGTGCAACAGCAATTGTATTTGCAGCTGCTCTACCTCCAGTCTTAATTGTGATTGTTGTGCCATCAGCACTAATAGCAGAATATTGTAAAATTTCATTTTCAATTTTAATATATCCTGGATTACTTTCACTGATAGATAATCCAGCAACTGTTTTGTGGAATGCACTTGCATCAACTACAGACAAAGTAGTATCAGTTGAACTAATACCAGTTTTTAATGAAGTTGGTGAAATTTCGGAAATCGCTCCAGAAATGGTCACATTATTTAAAGTATCATGCATACCATGATTGCTATGTGCTATAGTAATTTTCCTACTATATGCTGGATAAGATGGAGCGACGCTAACATAAGCCGTTCTAGTATCACCAGCATATGTTGGTGTTCCACTAATTGTTCCTGATGCAGCGGATGGTGACGCCTGACTAATAGTTTCAGATGCAGTCCAAGTTGCATTAGTTGCAGTGCTATTTGCTCCCAAATATCTAACAACAAGTGTTCTTGTTCCTGCTGTCCAAGATACAACTTCAGCAATCAATCCACTTGTACCACCAGTTATTGTAGCCCCAGCAACAAAAGTTCCTGTTAAACCAGCAGAATTCAATACTATAGTAGATGTTGCAGAACTACTACGAATTGCATACGTTAATGGTGATCCAGTACCTTGGTTAAATGCCCCAACAATATCAGTTACTACTAATTGATTTGGTGTTGTAGTATTATTAAATTCTTTAATGGTTGCTTGAGCAGCAGCATTACCAACTTGCCTAATTGTAGCACCAGGAGTAAATGTTAAACCTGTAGTATTCAATACTAAAATTTGTTCTGGTTTATAGGTCTTAATTGCATTCTCTTTAAGATTGAGAATTTGATTGTTGCCAATTCCAAGTTCTGCATTATTAAAGATTGCCGTTCCTTGTGATTTTGTAAATTTAGCTCTATAGATATTAAACTTCAAGTCTTCATATTGATCAGCAGTCCACGTTGTTGCGTTCTGAGATTTAAATAGAACACCAGCATATGGCTGTTCAGAAATAGTTCTACTACCACTGATATCGATATCTCCCATTCTAGAAATCCATACTCTATATTCATTACTATCAGATAACAATACTAAAGAATATTCTACCCCTTTTTGCAAATAAATTGGAGCTTTAAATCTGAAAGTAGTTGCTAGGGAAGCATTTTCAGAAATTTGAACATCTGATGGATAAATGGTAACATCGGAGAATGGTAAAATTTTATTGGATGGATAACCATTTACCATGGTACGAATTTGGCAACTGATAGGAATATTATTATCTCTAGTTGCAAAATATATTTCTGCTTTAGTTACATATACTCCATCATCTTTATCTACTAGGAATGATTGTGCTAATGGATCATACCATCCAATTTGTCTAACTTCAGTTCTCGTTGATGTGATAGTTCTTGTATCAGTTACTGTATCCCTGACAATATCAGCATTTCTAACAGCAAGAATATTTTCTTGTACCGTATCTAAAGTTCCAGAAGCACTATAAGTTGTATCTGCGGAAGAATCTACAGTTCCAGGAACGTAACTATTAACTGAACTTGTTGTAAATCTGAGAGCTCTAGTTCCCGTTGGCCATCTTGGATTAGTATCTACAGATGGACTTGGAATAAAGAAAGTTCCATATAATGTCCCCTTTCTATCACTAATTAATCTTCTATCCTTTACAACTGCTTTAGCACCAGAGGAACCTTGTAAAATTTCACCTACTTTAATATTTCCATAGAAGTTTGCATTGACTTGAGTTGCCATTGCTTCAGTATCAATATTTAAATATGCAGTTTGAGATGAATATGTTGAAGGCAATGTACTATCATCATAAGGACTATATACATAACCATCATTTGGTGCCACAACTTTTAATTTTACTCCACTAGATAATCCAGTTACAGTCTCACCAATACTAAATGGAATATCATTTGTTCTTGGATCGGTTGCAGCATTTTTAATTAATTCAATTAATTTAGGAGTGCAATATTGTTCGATTGAATTTTCATCAAAGAACCCATAAACTCTCGTTTTTGGCTTCAATCTTTCTACTTCAAATTTAATATTTCTAGAGCGAATATATGGAATTGTTGTTCTAGAAACTAATGAATCTCCTAAACTCTTATTGTCAATTCTAGGTACAACTTTTGTTCTTACTCCAGTTCTAGCTTGATTTGTAGTTATAGTAAAATCTCTTCTTTCATGCACATATGCGAACCATCCTGTAGGACCTAACCATCTACCTCCACCTAAATTTGTATGCGATATATATGTGCTTGTACCAGTTTGCTTTTCACCAGTCCAAGTTGTTTCCCAAGCATTCCATTCAATAGGTGCAAATCCATTTTGATCAGTATTTAAATTTCTAGATACTGACGAAAAATCTCCTTCAACATTTTCAATTCTTGCAGGAAGTCTCTTAGTTTCAATCCAATCATCACTTGATGGAGTTAGATCAATTCTTCCAATATATGCAAATACGTTAAATGGGTTTACATTCTCCTGTCTTGATGCATATGGTTGTTTAATTAATAATTCATCAGTAAATGGTAAACTTAAAATTGGCCCACTCTTTTGAATATTTGTAGATAATGCACTATTATACTCTAGAGGAACATTTGTGGTATAATGTGAAGGTCTAAGTTGTCCATTTTTAAAATCTAAGGATGCTTTATATTCTGTACTATTGACATCTCCGATATTATGAGAAGTAAAATCATCAACTACATATCCATTTTTTAATTTATCGTTGTTGTCATCATCAGTAATTCTCATTGAGTTAGTATCTGCTTCAAGCAAACTCAATGAAGTGTAATATTCTACTTGATTTAATCTTCTTTCAATAGTTCCAATATCTCGCATTGTATAGCGACGATTATCTTCTTTTTTGAAAATTACATCTCTTTCAGGATCAAATCCATATGGTTTATGGATAAGAATTCCCAACAACATGGCATTATTAAGTACATCAGGAACATTTGGATTTTCTGCTGATTTTCCTAATACTGGTTTAAATTCCCCCTCAGAAGTTAGATATAATCTATCAATTCTAGAGAGATAATAACTATAATCACAACGGAAATCAGTATCAGGTTTTGGAATATCAAATACTGTTGCTTTTGGATCTGCACTAGTTTGGAACAATCTAGAAGCAAAATCTAGAGACGAACAATTTACAAAAAATGGACTAGCAATTGTTCCTGCACCACCAACATCTCTTAATGGCTTAACTGCAGGTCTAAAATCTAAAACATCCCTAAGTTTTTTATCATTAAATTCTGGAATATCTGCATAGTCTAAACCAACATATGACTGAGCACTAAAATAATCACCACTACTTTCATGAGAGAAATAATCAAATACTACTAATAATTGTCTAACTGGCGCAGGGGCATTACTAAATCTTCTGATTTTACTAATGTTATAGAAGAAACCATTTTGATTTGGATCTAATTCATAATATGAAGTAATATTTTTACTTCCTGCATCAATTGAACCATCTGCATCACTCAATAATGCTGAGATATTTTCTCCATTTAGATTAACACCAGTGATCGTTTCTCCAAGATTAAAAGAAGTATTATTTAATGGAATATAACTCAATTTTAATGTGGATGAATTGAAATCCACTACTCTTGCTCTGGCACCAGAAACCGTACCATTAATAATACTACCAGTTGCAAAGAATGTACTTTCAACTAAGATACAAGAAGGAACTCTGGGTACAGCATCATCGGTAGATTCATAGACTGCATGTAATTTATATACATCAGGTATACCTAAACTAATTTCATAGTCTTGAATTCTAGTTCCATAAAGATTACTATATGATAATCCATATTTTGCAGCATCAGTATTAATATAATTAAATGTAGTCTTTGTTACTTTAAAGACTGTCATTTTAATTGAGTTCTTAATTTTTCTATTCAGAACATTTTTTGAAACTGCAGCAGTAAGTCTTACAACAGTAGCATTAGCTAATCCAGTTACAGTGATTGTAGAACGTGGAGTACCTGAAGTATTGAAAGTTGTATTTCCAACGGTGAGATCAATAGTATCTCCAACTGCATAAGTACCAGCTCCACTAATAGCAGTAACAGTTAAGGCATGATTACTTCTACCCAAAGGTTCAAATTGCTCATTTTCAGATAGTGAGGTTGCAAAAGACTGACTGACTACGGAAATATTATCAATAGTTCTTCTTACAATCATTGATTCATCACTAATTGATCTTACTGCCTGCTTTGGCATATCAGTAATTAAGTCACCATTTTCTTTTGCAACAAATAAATATGGTCTTGCCCTCCTTGGAGTAAATGCTGTTCCATTAGTAATTCCACTAGTTGCTTCATATGAAGCTGTTTGGGGAACAGTAGTATACGCAAAAACAGTTCCAACATTAATTGCAGATTGATTTAATCTAGTGACTCTAGCATATGCAGAAGTTGAAGCTCCATAAACAACATCTCCAGGTCTTAGTTCAACAGCAAAATTACTTCCAGTTCCACCTTGTATTCTAGTAGTTCCTGTATTAATTGTATAATCAGTACCACTTAAACGTTGAATATCATTTAATACTAAATCAGCAGTCATAATAATAGTAGATGACTGATTTTTACATACTACTTGCTTAGAATCAGTCAATTGGTAATTAAATACACCATTACTAGCAGCAATAGTTCCAACAACTCTACCATCAACTTCAAGAACTTCACCACTTACAAAGTTTCCTGAAACTTGATATAATTTTATAAGAGTTGATGCACTAACTGCACTTTCAACAAATCCAGTTGCTTTTGAAGTTCTTCCAACAACTTGAGATCCTAAAGCAATGGTACATGCAGCTTGCGTATTAATAATAGTAAACATTGCTGCATCCATAATATACAGTTTCCAAACTGTGCTAGGATCATTAAATGTAGATGCAGTTGAATCATATTCAATGGAAACCGCTCTGGCATATCCGATTAAATTACCAGCAGCATTTCCTTTAGTTACAGTTCCAAGATCTCGTAATTCAATAACGTTATAACTATTCGTTGTAATTCCAGTTCCTGTTATTTGTGGAGAACCCCAAAGATTATTAATCTTAAAGTAATTACCTAATTCGAAAGGAACAATACCATTTTGAATACTATTATAATCTCTTGGTTTTAATAAATCAATATATTTTGGTATTAATGTTTCGGTCCTATAACCTCTAACATATCCTACTCCAGGTCCAACTTCAATCGCATACAAATCATCACTTGGAATGGCTTCCTGTGATGTTTTTTGATTGGAAGTAAATACGCCATCATTAAACCCATCATTTAAACTTTCTCTAACTCTAACATCAAAATCATTTACTACATAATCGCCACTTTCTTCATAGGTTCTTAATGCAATGGTTTTTTCAATTTCACTATATGCTGTTTTGTCTACAAACTGTTCTACTTTAGCTTGATTAAGTCTTAGTAGTTCGATGAAATTTTGATCCGCATCGTCATCAACTATTTTTTTGACTAAAGTAGTTTTAAGTTTTAATCTATGTGCCCCTGGTGCAGAATAATTTGAAGTTCCTACTGAATTATCATTTAAAGATGCATCATCCTCAGAAGTAATAATTGATTCAGAAATTTCAAGACCAATTCTATATGTTGGATTATTATCATACTGATCTAGAATGATATATTCACTTGGAACATCAACTAAAAATCCCCTAATAAAATAAACGCCCTGATTAATATATGCTGCTGATCCAACTCCTAATGCGTTAGTTGGAATTAATTGTGCAAAAGGACTTCCTGCCTCAATTAAATTAGATGAGAATGTAATATCAGATTCGCAAACTAATTGTTCATTTTCTAAAAATGATTTTCTATCTCTATTTGTATCTCCAGATTCTAAATATTTTACATAAAATGTAATAAAATCTCTTTCGGATGTATCTGCATCAATACTAAAAAGAACTTTAGCTTTAACCCCACTAGTTACACCACTAATAGTTTTTCCATGTAAAGATTCTCTATACGCCTCAATAGATGAACCTAAAAATGTTGGCTGTACTAAAATGCAATTTAAGTCGAGGTCATATCCAACTTGACCAGGAATAACCATTGCACCTTCTTTAAAGAAGTGCTGCCCCATGTTTTCGATCTGATTTTGTAAGATCGATTGCATAGTTGTAAGTTCTCTAGCCTGAATAGGATATCCTGGCCTAAAGAGAACTTTATAGTAGTTCTTGGCAGCATCAAAATCGTCATAATATGGGTTTACGTTCAGATTAGTATTCTGTGGCATTTTGTTAATATCCTACTATTAAAATTCTACAACAACCTTAATGTCTTCGATCTGGTCGTTTGCCCTGGTAATTGACTTTCTATTATCTATATAGAGAACTTGTGCCGAATTTTTCTTTAATTCAGGCGATGAATATCCAGAAGTGAAACGGGATCCTAGATCATAATCAGTATTATTAATTGTTCTCACAGAAGTGTTTTGTCCAAACTGTACATCTGGAGATGCACTAGCACCAGAAGTTAATCCCACAATTGGATTACTTCCTGTAAATAATGATAAACTACCAGAAATTTCAGGATAAATACCATCAACTTTATTTTGATAGTATCTTAATACTTTTGTTACTGGGTTCCATGAAACAACTTTTCCTCTTGAAGTAATGGTTTGTCCACCAACTGTTCTTTGTTGCTGGATAGTTTCGTCTGGTTGGTAATTATTTTGAAAAGTTGGCGAGAAGATAACAGCGTAAGTTCCTGATAAAGTTAAATCTTCAGTTAATTCTTCAGTATTATATTTTTTTGGATTGATAATTAATCCAATTCTACGATAATCGTTATCAATTGGAAAGTCTCCAGACCCTTCAGAATATGATAATTTGGTATTTACCATAACTCTATATCCACCAAGTTCAATATCTGCCTGAGCACCATGTCCACCAACAGGAGGAATAATTACATCAATTTGTCCTCCTGTTCCAGTACCAATACCAGCAATATTTGTAGAATCTACGGTAATTCTTCCAAAGGAATAACCTGTTCCCCCAGATGTTACTGTAGCTGAGAAGATTTTACCTCCATCGATTGTAATTGAAACTCTACCTCCAGTACCGTCTCCATTAATAGGTACGTTCTCATAAGTTCCATTATTATAACCAGCACCAGCAGAAGTAATAACTACAGTATCAATTTCTCCACCAACTGCGTTACTAGAAACCACAGTATCATTAATTACAGGCATGTAATCATTTGAGAAAAACTTTAGAACCGATGAAACAGGAATAGTATACATATACTTCCAACGATAACCATCAGAGGTTGAAATAACTGAAGTTGACGTTCCTGTTGGTTCTACAGTTGAAGGTTTTCCATTTGGATCCGATGGAGAAGTTCCATTGAAAATGCACTTATAAACTTGATATGAAGAGTTGACTACATAAAAATCAGATTCATACAATCTTACAGCACCTGAGGATGCTGTTTTAGTTGGAGAATAATCATGTCTATACATATCATATGTGTATCCCAATCCACCTGTAGTTTTTTCAGGAGGAACCCATTCAATTCTTCTTACAACTTGAATAACATCTGATGAAAGAACTCTTTTTAGAGAGATCATATCATCATAGATATCAGTAAATTCTGAAAAACTATCAATAGCTGCAGGAGGCGTATTTTCATTATCCCATGGTTGAGGTCTTCCAATAAAGAAATATAATCTATCTCTAGTTGAACCTGCATCTAAATCGCTTTGAGATGCAACTGGTCCCTCTAAAGCTTTGATGAATTTCTTTGCAGAAAATATCCTAAATTGATCAGTTAATAGTGCTGACATTGTTATTCTCGTTCCTCCATATTATTTATAACTTAAATTTATAGTGTTGGTTGTTCGATTAGTATGGTTTGATATTCAATATCTTTAATTCTGTAAGAAGCTCCAGATAAATTACCAGTTATATTTTCTCCACCTAAAATAGCTTGTACAATAGCTCCAGTTCCTGTTGTATCTCCTGGATCAGGAACTACAATAACTTCTGGAGGATTTTCTGGATCGTATCCATAACCACCATCAACAATTGTTGTTGAAGTTAATTGATCTAAAGTTAAAGATGTTGTAGCTGAAGCTGCAAGAAGACCAGTAGTTTCAATATCTAAAGTTGGCGCAATAGTATATTGTTGTCCAAAATCCATAACCCTAATATCTACAATGGTAGAATTTTTAGAGAATGTATATAAAGTTCCTACTAGTGGATCCCCAGTATCATATGGTTGTGGAGACTTAACACGCAAAATTTTATTTGTACTATCCCAAGAAACGACCTCTGCGGTAATACTTGATTGATCTCCAGTGATAATTTCACCTTCTATAAAATCGACATCAATTGTATTTTCTCTAGATTTTAGATATATGTCTAAAATTGCGGTATGTTCTATACCTTCATCTAATCCACCTGCTTCCAAAATAGATGCAATAACTGGATTTGGGTGACCATCTTTAATTTTATCTTGAGTTGTAAGTAGTGTTAGATTTACACCTCCCGTTGTTTCTTCAATACCATATAGTGTTCCTGGTTTACCTCCATCTAAACTAGTATCACCATCGTATTCAGTACCAGCATTAAATAAATCAGGAATACCATCAACAAATCCATTTACAGGAGTATCCTGAAATGCAAAATTTGATAATACTGAAATTGGATCAGTTAATAATGTAACGAATGATCCTATAGTATCTATTAAAATATGAGGTTTTTGTGCTGACGTTGTAAAATCTGATTTACCTGCATCAAATTGTACAACTGTGCTTCGTTCACTTGCTCTTCCCGCATCAATAAATGCTAGGTCATCTACAATAAAATTAATAAACAATTCACCAGTAGATTGCTTCCAATCGTATACAATTCCCTGCTTAGCACCAGCAATATTAACAGTCCTGATAATTCTATCACCAATATTAAAAATTAAATCTTCTGGTCTTTCGAGAACAATTCTCTGATCATATCTAAAATTATCTCCCCTAACACATCCTGATATAGAATAAGTATCTTTGGTTGTATAAGTAAAAATTTCATTTTCAATATAAAATTTTCCACTACCCGAAAAGGGATCTGTGGGATTAATATAAATTGTAGTATCAGATCTACCAACATCTTTAAGTAGACCAGCTAAAAATCTACTGCCAGAATTTAAATATTGTCTATTTCTATTAACTCTTTTTAATCTTGCCTTTCTGGTTAAAACTATTTTTGGTGCGGTAGTATACCCTTTTCCACCAGAGGTAATATTTACATTCGTTAGTTCTCCATTAGAAACATCAATTGTTGCTTTTGCACCAACACCATTACCACCTTCAAAAATAAGATAAGGTGGTATATCATAGTATTCTCCAGGATCTGTAATTTGAATACTAGAAACATATCCAGCATTATCTACATTAATTTTTCCTGCAGCACCAATTCCACCACCACCTTGTATTATAAGACCAACATCTCCCTCAGTATAATTTTTGCCAGGATTAATAATACTTAAAGAAGTAACACTATTAGTTGATACAGATGCAGATGCCCCATTTCCTCCAAATCCACTAATATTAACTGTTGTTGGGCCAAAATATTCATCACCTTGAGATACTAATTGAATATAAGATATCGCTCCATCAGAAATATTTGCTATAGCTACTGCTGGAGTAGTTGGATTGCCACCTGAAATTTCTAGTGTTGGTGGAGAAGTATAACCTCCTCCCCTATTGATAATTTGTATCTCAACTACTTTTCCAGCTAAAACAACAGCACTTAAAACTGCTCCAACACCGCCGCCCCCGTTCGCAACAACTGTTGGTTCGGACTGATATCCAGAACCTTGATCAGTGATAGTTATTGTAGAGATTACTTTATCAGATCGTAAAATAGGTTTAGCATTTGCACCATATCCTTGTGTTGCTGCAGCACCTGTACCAACAGGTGTTGATAAAATTTCAACTCTTAATGGATCATAACCTGCGCCACTATTAATTACTTTTACTGCAACAATTTTATCTTTGAATATAATTGGTTCTAACACTGCAGGAACACTTGGATTTCCAGCATTCGCAATTCTTAAAATTGGAGGATTACTTACATCATATCCAGAGCCAGCATTTACAACATCTACACTATCAATTCCATTTTCAGTATTAAATGAAGGAATTAATACTGCTCCACTTCCAGGAGTTAATACTGTGGGATCTTCACCAAGTTCAACTGGCGATCCATAGTATGTTGGGCCTATTACATATGGATATGTAGGAGTTGTTAGTGAGTTATTAAATGTTGTAAAATATGCATATGTTCCGTTAGGAAAATCTGGAGTAACACAATATCTTCCATTATGCTGATCTAAATCACCATATCCCAAAACCCATTCATAATCCTGTACATATTGTCCAGCTTGTCTTATAATTGGTAAAATTTGTTGATTTGGTGGAGTAGTATTAATAGGATTAATAATATAATATAAATTGTATGAACTTGTTGTTGGTGCTACTGGAGGAACTTTGAAAAATACTTTTATAATGTATTCTCCAGGAGATAATCTTTGAACGATACTTTCATCTTTATCTCCTCCAAAAACCGAGTTTGCGATTGGGAAACCTGTTGAAGTTTGGAGCTCTAGATCAACATCAATTGCGCCTGGATTTAAATCAAGTGTGATAGAAACTACTGATGTTGAAGATACTATAAATCTATAGAATTTTTCTACTCCATCAATACTACTAATAATACTCTCTTGGAATTCTATTCTTTGATAAGGTAATGGCGTTACAATTGGCAGAGGATTTTTTAATCTATAACTTGTAGATAAAACTTTTACACCAGAATTTATATTTGTTGGATCTGTATAACCAACAGGACCATATATGGGATACCCATCTAATGCCACACCCAAAATTTTAGAATGTCCATCTTCATGATATAAATCATCATTATAGTAATTTCCTCTACTCAGTTCTTTGTCAACTTCACTCCAACCATTCCAACCTTTTCCTGTATTGTAATGGTATACATTATTTTCATCTGGATATCCATCATATTGATCTTTACCAGTAATAAAAGAACTATGCATTTTATCATAGTTAAATCCAGCTGGAGGTAGAGGAGCTCCTTGTTGACCAGCATTAGGTGAATATATTGGCACACCATTCATTGCAAATCCAACAATTTTATAAGATGTTGGAACAGAAATCGAAGAAGGAATATTAACTCCCCCTCTATAAATTATTGTCTGATCAAAACTTTGTTCCTCAACAGTACTTGTGTTGTTTGCATTAGGAAATGCTCCAATCGAATGTAGTGGTAATCCATTCGATTGGATTCTCATAAAACTGTTATTATTTTCGAATGTAAAGGTGCCTGCCATTACTCTACTCTTTCCTTTATTTATTTCTAAAAGTTATTCTTCATCTAGACCAAAATCACCAAATACATTACCAGTGCCTAATAATAAAGTTGAATTTGGTAATTCTACTGTAGCAGCAATTACTTCAGGGTCTCTATAACCATAACCACCATCAACAAGATTGACCGATGATACACCTACTAATGCTTTTAATTGTCCATCAAATCCACCAGTTGAAGTTACAACAACTTCTGGTCTAGATGTGTATCCAGATCCACCAGCACTAATTTGTGTTTCTGAAATTAGTCCCTTAGAAATTACTGCCGTTAATACTGCAGATTTACCATATACAGGTCCATCATAATTGTATGTCACGAGAGAATTTGAAGATTCAATAACAGCAACTGTTCTGTCTTCTGTCTCACCCTCAATTGATAAAATATCATCAGTTTCAACTTCAGGAACTACAACATCTTGTACAACGTCAGCATCAGAACCAATATATGCAAATCCAATAAATTGACTTCCAGTTCTAGGAACTTCAGTGAAATTAATTCTAGAACCACTTAAATCATAACCTTCTCCAGCTTTTTGGATGACACCATTCATGGAAACAATGATATTATTATCAGGTTTTGTTAATGCAGAAGATCCCTCTGTAACTGTTAATGAGTAGAAAGAATTATTTCGCTTAAGGTTAAAGCTAGATCTTAATGAATCAAATTCAAACGAGATATCATCTAAAATTCTAAGCTTACCTAAGTAAGTTCCAACGAAACTGGAACCGAATTGAGGAGCTTCGTAGAATGTAATTTTATCACTAAATGTAATGTAAGAAATGCCTGGTTGTTGTAAAATTCCATTAACAAATATTAATACATAACCTTCAGTATTTGGGAAGTATTGTATTCCATTATTATATGTTAAATCAAATGTTGTTTGAACTCCATCAAAACCACGGAAATACCTATCTACTTTACCAAGAACCTGGGTAGTTTTACTGTTATATGAAACATAACCACCACTAGATGTAATCCTACAATAATCATTAAAATTGCCCACTACTGAAGTTAAGAATAATTGTTTTGTTGAACCAACTAAAACAACCTTATTAATTGTTGCATATGAATATTGATTATTATATACTTCTTCTAGAGATACAATGGTTGCTTTTCCAATTACATTTTGAGTTGTAGTATTTTTATTTGCAATCAATGCTCCCTTATCAAAAGTTGTATATGTTATAGTTGAAGGAACATTTGCATAATCAGTAAGAATACTGATGTATAAATCAACTAAAGTATTGATGGTGCTTCTAACAGTAGCACAAGAATTAATATTATATGCTGTTGGATAAGCATCATCATATAACACTTCATCATTAAATACTTGATCAACTGCTGCATAATAATTTGCTAACTCATGTCTAGCATTTTGATAGGATGTTGGTACTGGAATATTATTAATTACATAAGGTAGTAATGTTTTTAGATATGTTAAACCTGCAATACTTTGCGATTCTTCACCAGCAATTCCATTAGTAATGAAAGTGCCAGTCACTGCATCATAATAATATAATGCACTATTCACAACTTTACTATTTCCACCGTATCTTACGTTATGAGCGATTGCATCAATCCAGTATTTAATATCTCTTTCACACTTGACTTCATTTGTTGACCAAGTACCTACTGTCTCTGTAGGAACACTAGATGTATTTCCTGCATTAAGAGCAGTTGTCATAATCGCGGTAAGAGTAGTAATTGCACTTTGAACTTGTGTGCATGAAGATGAGTTTTGGTTTGAACCTGTTGTAGGATCTGCAGAAATTGTTAAATCCTGAACAGGAGTTAATCCTGTATATGTTCCAGTTGGTAAAGTATTAGTAATCGCTGCCTTCATCAAATCTCTTGCATAATTAAATGCTGCAACAGATTGCGTTACTTCTCCCGCTAAACCATTAGTTAGAAGGGTTGTAGCGTTGCTAAAGTAGTATAAAGTATTAGTTCTAGTATTTTGATTTCCTCCATCATACAGGTCATTAGCAACCCCTTTGATGAAGTATTCTAGATCTCTCTTACACTTGTTTTCACCTGTTGTCCAAGTTCCAACATTTCTCTTTGGTAGATTAATTAGACTACCATCTGTTAAAATGCCAGTAAGAATTGCAGTTAATGATGTAATAGCACTTTGGACGTTCGAACATGAATTTGTGTTAGTATTTGAACCTGTTGAAGGATCTGCGGTAATTGTTAAATCTGTAGTTGGTAAGTTGTTTGTTATAGCAAGTTTGCATAGATCTCTAACTTGATTAAATGCATAAATTGACTGAGTTAGTTCTCCTACTAATCCATTAGATAATAATCCACCCGTTGCTTGATCAAAGTATGCAATAGTTGCATCATAGATATTTGCATTACCACCATCATAAAGATCATTAGCAATCGCATCAATTACATAACCAAGATCTCTACGACACTTAGTTTGATCATTATTGGGGAAAACAAATGTTGGATAGGCAGCAATTAAATTATTGATGGTAGTATCAATAATATACTGTCTATTTTTCTTGATTAGAGTTCCAGCATCTTTAAATCTATTTACCGAAGAAGATGGTAACCAATAATCTTGTGATGTTGGTGTACCAGGATACATAAAGTCTGGATACGTTGCCTTAATATAACCAGTAGTTTCCTCAATGATATAATCACTGTTTGCATAAATTAAATTACTAGCATCCTTAAATCTACTTACAGATGAAGAAGGAGAATAATCACTTTGCGATGCTGGGGTTCCTGGGAACTCAAAGTCTGGATATTGACTCTTAATATATCCACTAACTTCTTTTGCAATAAAATCTTTATTTGAGATTAAAAGATTTGATGCATCAATATGTGTTCCATCAATACCGATTTCAGTATTTGGTGAGTTGATAGGCAATACGGTATTTTGTGTGTCAGTATGATAGAACTCAACTCTTCTTGATAGTTTAGTAACAGTTCCATAATTTATTGTAGGACTGTCACCAACTACAATACTTCTAACTGCAAATAGTCTACCAGCAGTAATTTCAACTAAATTATCTAGATTTAATACATTAGTAGTTGGATTCCAACTAGTAACATATGCATTTGCAACTTCTTGAGATTGACTATCTAACAATTTGACAAAATCATTTTCTGCAAATGTTCCACTAATACCATTTTCAAAATAAGCTTCAGCATATTCAGTTTCATTAATACCAACAATAGTGCTTTCATCTCCAGTCTTAGTTTCTGAAATTTCATCAATTAGTGAAATACTATCTCCAATATCAAAATCTGCTAATGATTGATCAACATCAACCGTCATTTTATTAATTTTTCCTGAAATAACAGTATCACCAGCTGTTAGTGATACTGTTTGACCCTCTTCAACTACTGTAATAATAACTTCATTATCCGAAGAATTAACTGTTTGTGATTCATAAAAATAACCTTCGATATTTTCTGTGTCTAAAGTTAATTTTCCACCTGTGTTTGATATAATTGGGGCACTATTATATAATGATTGATCGAGAGTTGCATCTGCACCAGAAGTTAATCCAGTAAAATATTCACCGTCCTCAATCTGAGAACTAATATCAATTAATTTTAATCTATTAGTAGAACCGACTAATACGGTTGCAATAGAACCACTTACATTACCTTCAATGATATCATCAACATCAAATGCACCAGATGTAATTATAACATCCAAGAATAGTGTATTATTTACTACTTCATAACCATAAATTTCAGCAGTTCCAGATTGTGTAGTGTTTGTAATTTCTTCATTAGTGAACTCTGCCTCAACAGGACTATTTTCCACATCAAATTCTACAGGTATGCGAGTATAAATTTTCTTAACCTTTGCGGTTCTTTCTATTATTGAAGTAACTTCTGCAATACTACCGCTAGATTGACCATATACATAATTTCCAAGAGTTATTCCACCAATAACAGGATTTGGTAGTATACGAGTTCCATAATTAGGAGATGGTAGGGAAACACCATAAGTTTTTGTGACATTTAATGCCAAATACTGTGGAGATGATAATGTTGAAGTTAATATTAAAGTTTCCGCAGTAACTTTAGTTGTTGGACCAGCACTAACCGAGATATTTGGATCTGTATATGCATAGAATGTTGTCAATGGTGAAGGAGATACAAGTGTTTCATTAATTGCTGAAATTGTATAATCTCTAGCTTTGTTGTATGCAGCATTAGTAGCAGTAACATTTTTGTATATGAATGATGTTACTGCAGTTCCTGACGAATTTAAATATGCTGATACATAATTCACTATTCCAGAATTTCCGTTAGTTAATAAATCATAAACTAAAGCATCAACATAATCATCGAGTGCTGCTTTCGCGTTTGTAATTTCACTTGCAGATAAATTTAAAGTTGTATAAGTATTGGTAATAAATTTATGTGTTTCAGATACTATATACTCCTTATTATAAAGAGCAAGTTTAGAAGCATCTTGATAGTTTTGTCCTGCTGGTCTCAAGAAAGCAATCATAATATCGTATAAAGTCGCAATAGCAGACTTAACATTCGCACATCCACCAACATCATTTGTAATTGTATAATCTCTTACTGGATAACTTATTGGTGTTACAGTTTGATATTGTGCTGTATAAATTTCATTATTAATTACTTTTTGTGCCAACTCTTTAATTTTTTGTAAAGTTACAATCGTAGGTAGTAACTCATTTTTGACTGAAGTAATTGATACTCCATCAGCAAGATAGAATTTTAATCCATCAATAGTATAACCTTGTCCTCCAGTCAATAGATCTAAAATTACTGCATCGATTAGCAGTTTCATATCTCTTTCACACTTAGATTGACCAGCAGCCCCGCTGGGGAATGTTAATGCATTATATTGAACATTATTTAACGTATATTTAAATTGACTGATTGTATATGCAACTGCTTCTTTAGCAATAAAATCTCTATTGAACCAGAGTAAATTGCAAGCATCTCTATATCTTTGTGCTGTAGGAGCAAGAACATCATTAATAACACCCCATAGATAATCAATTCTTGAAGCAATAGCATCTGCATCAGATTCAATGTTAGTACCTAAGGTACTAATAGGTCTTTCTAAAGTAAATTGAGCATCATAATCAACTAATGTATTCAGTACAGCTTTTTTGCAAAGATCTCTAACAAAGAAGTGTGCATGTAAACTTTGTAGAAGTTGACCAACTCCAAATTGCTGTGCTTCTCCTGGTTGATAAAGATAACGAATTTGCTCGTTAGATGAAATATATGCTTTTGCAGCAGAAATTGAATAATAATCTCCACCAGAAGATAAATCTTGTGCAACTGCAGTAATTAATAATTGCAAATCTCTTCTGCAAGTACTTGTTCCAGATAGGTTATTGCCAACATCTCCTGGTATTTGGAAATCTTCATAATAATATTTTAATTCATTCGATGCTTCTTCTGAAATAAACAATGAATTTTTCAAGATAACATCTGCAGCTTCTCTGTATGAATTTAAAGAACTATCAAATGCATCAGTGTAAACAATATTCTGAGCATTGATTACTTGCTTTGCCAGAATTGGAACAGTGATTTTTTCAGATACTTCTGCTGTAGTGTAACTAGTTGGTAAAATGATATTTGAGTTGTTAGTACCGTTAAAATTAAACAATACTAATGTATACGAGTCTTGAACAAACTCAGAAGAAGGTACTGCAAAATTATTAGTATATCTTGCATTTGTTGAAATGCGAAGATCATCAATGTAACCAGTAAATCCTGTAGAAACGTTTTGGTATGAGTTGCCAATAGTCAAAGGTCTATTTGCGTAAGTGCGAGTATCGGAGAATGAAGTCGCAACACCAACACCGTTTACATAAATTTGAACTTGAGTGTTATTTTTAACAACTGCAACATGTGACCAACTATTGAGTGAAGCTGTAGCGGTGGTGGTCCAATCTGTAGCATTATATCTAACAGTAATTGTGCCAGTAGAATTTCTTAATATAGTTAATGCACCTGCATCAGATCCACTATTTCTAAAGTCAAGGAACGTCTGAGTTGCCGCTGTAGTTGGATAAATCCAACATTCAGTTGTCCAATTTCCAGATCCAAGATTAAATTTTTCAGTATCATTAATATATACCCAATCACTAGAACCTAAGGTTCTTAATGATGCACTACCAAATTTAAAGAATGTAGTATTTAAACGAGATGTAGATCCATTGACATTAATTTTCCAGTTAGAAATAGTTTCCCCAAGTGTAAATGAACCTGTAATTGGTCCTGTATAAATTGTTCTAACTGAAGGATCACTATTTAATAGTGTAGTCTCTGCACCAGAAGTTAATCCATAAATTTTGGATGATCCTCCGATTACTGGGAAGTATGTTAATCCGCTAATATTTTTATATGAAAGTTTGCTACTATATAAAGTTTCTCCTTCTGTAAAATTGCCTGTTTTACCATTTACTGATAGTTTGATAGATGTGATAGTTTCATCCATTTCAAAATTGTTAGCATTTAATGCTGTATATTCAATTACATTATCTTCAATTGATTGATATTCAATAAAGTTTGTATTTACAGAAACAGTATCATCATTAATATCTACTAACTTAGCAGAAGATTCGCTAATATCATCAACTACAACGTTTGGATTTTCTGGATCGACAATTCTATTAAATACTAATCCATTAAATGTTGTTCCAGAATTAATTTGTAATGGTGCGCCATCATTAACTGGAATTCCAGTTACAGGATCTCTGTATGCCCCAAGGGCAGTAATTTTTACAATTTGTCCACTGCTCTTTCCATAGATATAATCACCACTAACAAGAGCAAATAATCCATTTGGATTTTGAGGTGTTCCTGTAATTTTACTTAATACAAGGCGATCATCAATTTGTCTAAATGATATTGGTAATCCTGTAGTGTTTAAACATGGTTTATTAACAACAATTTCAGTGAAGCTAATAACCTCAACTACTTTTGTATCTTCATCAATTCCAGGTCCAGAAACTTCAGCACCGACAACAATTAAAGGTCTTGTAGGTGGATAAGATACATTAGGTAAAGTTTCTAATCCATTTGCTAATCCATTAGTTAGGATTGCCATAGATGTAGCAATTGCTGATGCTTGTGATGCACATGATGGATTTGTATCATCATCTGGTACTCCTAGGTTGGGGAATGGAGCACCTACAGGTTGTGAAATTGGAGCACTATCAGTATAATACTTACCACTCTGCATAACAAAATCTAAATTGCCAGATCCTGATGGAACGGATGTTGTTAATTGTACTTTTGTGCTATCTATAATTTTAAATACCTTGGTATTATTTGGAATTCCAGTTCCAGTAACTGTCATTCCTTCAATTACATTAACGGTACTTTGATCAACTAGTGTAATTGTTGAAGTACCATTTCTAATAACATTTAATTTTACTTTCCAACTACGCATTGCAGCAATAGCAAGATTTCTTGCATAATTGAATGCATCAATAGTTTCTTCTAATTGATTGTTAATATGAACAAGAGTTGATCCTCTATAATATGCCTCAGTAGATTCAATAATTCTATAATTTCCACCATACTCTAAATCGTCAGCAATTGCAGAAATTACATATCCAATATCTCTTGCACAAGTTTGATCACTTACAGGAATTACTAAGTCTGGATATTTTGCTTTCACATATCCTAAAGCTTCTTGAGCAATAAAGGTAGAATTTAATCTAAGACCATTAGCAGCATCTGCATTAACACCATTTTGTCCAGTTACAATACCTGTAGTGGTTGAAGATGGAAGTTTAATAGTAGTTGAACCAAATCCTTGCTGTGTAGTTCCATTTTGTGCAATATAAGTGATTGGTGTTGTACCATTAATTACACAAGGATCTAAAGCAAAAATAGTTACGTTACTGTCTTCAACAAGAGCATCCTTACCATTTAGATTTAATACAGTTTCATCCTTGGTGAAAATAGTCGATGGATTTGTAACATCTGACCAATTACCAGGATTTCTTAGTGGAAGAGAACTTAGATTTGCTTGCTGAATACAAGTTGTTAAAATTGTTACTAGAGTAGAAAGTGAATTTCTTACGTCTGTGCAACCAAAAGGATTGGTATTTGAAGAATTTCCTTGTTCTGGTGAAGGATCTGCAATAATACTTAGATCTTTAACTGTTAATTGATTATTTGCAGCTTGACCTGCCCAATAAGCAACTTTTTGGAAACCGTAAATACTCTGTACTTCTTCTCCAACTAATCCATTTGCAAGAGGACTACCATCAGCAGTAAAGTAATACTTAGTATTATCCCAAATATTTGAATTACCGCCACTAGAAATATCTGCTGCTAAAGCAGTTGTAATATAACCCATGTCTCTCTTGCACTTCAATTCTCCAGGAGAATAAGGAGAATTACTAATAATTGTTCCAGGTAGTCCATTCAAGTTGCCATTTGTAAGAGCAGTAGTTAGATACAATGACAATGTAGTAATTGTACTTCTAACATTAGCACATGAAGTTGCACTAGTATTTGATCCTGTCGCAGGATCAGCAGTGATATTAAGATCCTTAAATCCTAACTGATTAGTAACAGCTTGGATCATTAGATCTCTAGCTTGATTAAATGCATAGACTGATTGAGTTTGCTCACCTAATACACCATTAGTAATTAATGCACCCTGAGATGTAAAGTATGCCTTAATAGCAGTGATAGTATTGATATTGTTACCATCGTATAAATCTTGAGAAATAGCATCTACAATATAACCAATATCTCTCTTACATTTTGCTTTTGCTGCAAGCACTGATGGACTTTGTAGTTCTGGTAATGCAGTAAGTGTTCCCGCTTGTAAAGTGCTTGTCAAAATTAATACTAAAGTACTAATTGTTGATTGTACATCAGTACATGCATTTGGATTTCCAGATTGCAAATTAGATTCTAATACGTCCCCAACTCCTTCTACAGCTGGACCTGCAGAAATTGAAAGATCTTTATTATACAGTTGATTAGTTGCTGCTTTCTTCATCATGTCACGAGCCATATTGAAGGCAACTACAGATTGATCAACTTCTCCATTTACACCATTACTAATTAATGTAGTTCCTGCAGTATTAAAGTATGCTTTAGTTGCAGTGATTGTTGAAGCATTTCCACCAATTCCAATGTCACTTGCAATAGCATCAACAATATAACCAATGTCTCTACGGCACTTATTTTCACCAGTATTAAATGAACTTGTTCCTTCTGATGGCAGTGTAGCAACACTTGAAGTGGAAATTGCAGTTGTGACAATAGCAGTTAGAGTGTCAATTGCTGTTCTAACATTAGCACAAGAATTTGGACTTACATTACTTTGAGTTAAAGGATCTTCAGTTAAAGTTAAATCTTTAGTGTATAGTTGATTAGTTACCGCCTTCTTCATCATATCACGAGCCATGTTGAAGGATACTACAGATTGTGCAGTTTCTCCGACTAGTCCATTTGAAATAGGAGTTCCTTTGTTGAAATATTGTAAAACAAACTTTCTACTATACTTATTGTTCTCTAAGAATACATCTAGAGAAATAGCATCAATGAAATACTTAATGTCTCTTAGGCACTTAGATTTGCCAGCTACATATGATCCAGAATTTTCCGTAGGTAAACTTTCAATTCCTCCAGTTCCAAATACAGTAGTTATGACACCAATTAATGTATCAATCGCACTTTGAACGTTTGCACAAGAATCAATACTTACATTACTGTTTGTTGCACTATCCGCAGTTAAAGTTAAATCTTTTACATATAATTGATTAGTTACCGCTTTCTTCATCATATTACGAGCCTGGTTAAATGCTGAAATTGATTGTGCATATTCACCAAGTAGTCCATTTGTTAATGGTTGACCATTAACAAAATATTGCTGTGCAAATTTTCTAGTATACTTGTTTCCAAGCATGAATACATCTAGAGATACTGCATCTACCAAGTAACCAAGATCTCTACGACACTTCAATTCATTAGTCTGATATGAACCAGCATTTTCGATTGGTAGTAGATTTAAATCTCTAGCAATTAATGTTGTTGTAATTAGATTGGTTAAATTGTCGATTGATGTTCTAACATTTGCACATGATTGTGGAGATTGATTTGAACCGATTAATGGATCTGGGGTTAAACTTAAATCTTTCACATATAATTGATTAGTAATAGCTGATTTCATCATATCACGAGCCATATTGAAAGCAACTATTGCTTGATCTTCTTCATCTTGAATACCATTTGTTATAGGTGTGGTTGTAGCTGAGAAATACTGCTCTACAAATTTTCTACTATATTTGTTTCCTTCTAAGAAAATATCTAAAGAAACAGCATCGATAAAGTGACCAATATCTCTACGGCACTTTAATTCATTAACATTATATTGACCAGCATTTTCAGATGGTAGACTACTAATTGATCCACTACCCAACGCAGTAGTTGCGATTAAAGATAGGTTATCAATTAGTGTTCTTACATTAGCGCATGAGTTTGTATTTGTATTTGATCCTGTGTCTGGGTCTGGTGTTATAGTTAAATCTTTAATAGTTAGTTGATTAGTTAATGCCCTCTTCATCAGAGTTCTAGCCTGATTGAATGCTTCAACAGAAGCTAACTCCTCTCCAACTAAACCATTAATAATTGGAACACCATTATTAAAGTACTGTAGAACAAATTGTCTTGTATATTTATTTCCTTCTAAGAACACATCTAGAGAAACAGCATCAACAAAATAACCAATATCTCTCTTGCACTTCAACTCTGTTGCCGCAGCTGCAGGATATACATTTAACATGTTATTCCATGCAGTCAGTACAATTTCTGTCTTGTTTAGTTGAATTAAACGATATGCATCATTAAATCTACTATGAGTATCACTTCTGGTATCACCTGGGAAATAGAAATCTTCAAACTGGACTGCAATCTCTGCCAGAGATCTATCTGCAATTTCGTCTCTATTTTGCTGAATTAGACGATAAGCATCATTAAATCTACTTGAAGAATTAGATTGAGGATCTCCAGGAAATACAAAATCTGGGTGCTCAATTGCTACTTGAGCAAGAGATTTATCTAAAATTTCATCTTTATTCTGTTGGATTAGACGATAAGCATCATTAAATCTACTTTGAGCATCTGTTGTTTGATCACCAGGGAATACAAAATCAGGATATTGAGTAGCAATCTCTGCAATAGATCTATCTGCAATTTCATCTCTATTCTGTTGAATTAGACGATAGGCATCATTAAATCTACTATGAGTATCTGATTGTACATCTCCTGGATAATAAAAATCTGGATATTGAACAGCAATTTCAGCAAGGGATCTATCAAGAATTTCTGCTCTATTTGCAAGAATTAAGTTCTTAGCATCTAGATATCTATTTGAAACTAGTGGTTCAATTCCAACAGTTGAACCTGGATCAGCACCAAAAGTAAATGTTGGGAATTGTGTTTGAATTCTTGCAGATGCAGTATCAATAATTTCTTGGCGATTTGCTTGGATTAAACGATAACCATCTTTAAATCTATAAGAATTGGTAGGAGCTCCTGGATATACAAAGTCTGGATAGTTTGCAAAAATATAGGATTGTTGATCAGCAAATGCCTCCTTAACAACCTCATCTTTGTTTGCAACAATTAGTTCACTTGCATTTCTGTATCTTCCGATTGATGGATGATTAAGATTTTGAATTCTTGAAATAGTTGCGATTAATCCAGTAGATGAAGCTCTGATTTCTTCTAATTCAATAAATTCATCATAACCTGTTTGAGTGCTTGGAACATAATTACTTACTGTTAGTTTAGTAATACCATTTAAGTTTGTAATTGTGTGATCGGTTGTCTTTCCAAGTCTATTAGTTCCTAGTGTAGTAATATCAATTCCAACTCCACCTAAAGCATTTGCATAAGTATTTGCTAGTTTAATTCTAGATTCATCCACTCTGATTACATATAAGGTAATGTTGCCAGCTGGAATAGGATCTAGAGGAATTACACCTACAGGTACTGTATAACGAACTTCTGTGCCTGTAACAAATGAGTGCTTTCCAATAGTAATTGTATTGCTTAAAATATCAACAACTTGGGATGAAGATCCATCAAATGAAACTGATGGTAAGACACTTTCAGAACTAATTACTGAAGCTCTAACTTTTGAAGTTTGACCAACAATAGTACGTCCTAAATCAGGAATAACCCCTGCAATATTCTCAATCCAAATTTCGGATTGGAATACCTTATCAATTTCAATCTGAACGTATTTTACAGTTGTCGCAGGTTGTGGAGGATCTGAAAATACAATACCTTGAACAGTTTTGGTAATTGTTTGATTGGGATTATCAGGATCAGGTTCTGTAATTTGTAGACCATTAACAATTGTATATGCTTTTCCAGGAGCTTGAACAATTCCATTTAAACTAATCAAAAGTTTATCAGCACTAACAATTGAATTTGTACCATTAATTGTTAATGGGAATGCAGTTCTAGTTCCATCAAATAAACTAGAAATATCATCAAATTCTTGAACAGTTGAAGTAATAATTTGTTCAGATGAAGTAAGTCTCTTACTTCTGAATATAACAACCGAATTGTCAAATTCACTATATCTTGGTTCTACAATAGCAAATGATTCTACAGTATTGAGGTCTGCAATTTCACCAACACTTACACTTCTAGTAACTTCAATTGAAGGATCATTTTTTCTAGTTTCTTGTACACTATCTAAGACTAGTTCTCCAAAAACTTGGAATCCAGCTGGATGAGTGTTTTTCTTTATGCTATCTCTCCACTTAGAAATTACAACTTTACTCTTAATAGCATAGGAGAAATTTTGATAATAATAACTATCTTGTAATCTTTGAATAATTTCACTTGGTTTTCCAGTATCATCTGCAAATTTTCCAGATGTTTGTGTTACCGCATTGATATTTAAAACACCTCTAGCTCTAGAGATATTATCAATAATTCCACTAGACTTCGATACTAATCCTGTTACTTTTTGCCCTTCAATGAATTCACCGCTATAATTTTCTAACTTTAGAAGTCTTGGACCAGTTTGCCAACCATTATTTTTAGATACATATCCAAATGCAGTTTGTTCAGATAATGAATTGCCCTGATATACATATTCATCAGATAAAAATCTAGCTGTTTCAACTATAGCTTCTGCTGTTCCACCAAAACTTTCTGTGAATATAATTAATCTTCCATTTCCACTATTAATTAATGTAATTGCATCTCCAATTTCAGCTCCTTGTGGAGTTAATGCTATTTTTAGTTGATCTGCATCTAAAGAATTTTCAGATCCTGCAATTGCATAATATGTCTGAGTTGTAGATAATCTACCAAAACTTGATAATGGCAATTCTGGAGTTCCAATAGTTGTAGTTCCTTCAACGGCAGCAAAAGATATTTCTGCACCATTTGGAATTCCATGAGGTGATGAGAATTGTAAGTAATTTAGATCAACGTTAACTACAAATGTGAAAGAAGATTTAAGTGCAACATCTGGAGCTGATGAATATCCAGTTCCAGGATTCTTGATTTCAATTGCAGAAATTCTGCCATTTTTAATAACAGCTTCAGCTTCTGCTCCCACTCCTCCACCACCTGTAATAATAACAGCAGGTGCAACAGTATATCCACTACCAGGGTCAGTTACATTGATTGATCTTAAAATACTTGTATTTAATAACTGTAAGTTTACAGGGAAGTTAATCTCTGGTTTTAATGTATAATCATGAGAGTAATCAAATCCAAAGTTATTATTTTTTAATTTTTTAATTTTTCCAATATTAGTACCCTTCAAATATAATGAAGATCCCGATCCTCTAGGTGGAATAATTACATTAATTTTTCCACCACCACCTTGTAATTGTGGTCCTAAAATACCATCAATACCTTCAATATCAATTGATCCAAATGTATAACCTTTTCCAGCACTAGTTAAAGATGCTGAGGTGATCTTACCAGTTTCATTTCCAGGTTCTCCTTCCAAGGTAACTTCAAGTTCAATAAATCCACCAACTCCGTCACCAATAATAGGAATCTTTGTATATACACCAGGTTCATATTCAGTTCCTTGATTTTCAATTTGTATTCTTTCAATGGTTCTTACTGCGCTAATATCTGTAACGACTGGTAATTTCTTATAAAATCCTCCAGGACTTACAAATTCAATATCTGCAATTGGACCATCAGCTGTTGTTGAAGTAGTGACATATGAAGTATTTTCTGCAATAGCAGGACCTTCTGGTTCAAAAGGTAATTGAATCGAGAATTTATAATCACCACTGGTAACAGTTCCACCAGAAGTAGAATAAACTTTAAATTTGCCTGCATATGGAGTTGATCTCACAATTGCATATGCATTTTCAGTAACTGGAGATTCATCTCCCAGGTGTGAAGGATCAAAATAATATGTAATACTAGACGCTAAGTTATCCACTTTAAAGGTCACTTTTGGTGAACTTCCAGCAGCATCAATACCAGGAGTTCCAATTCTAATAATATTGTTGAATGAATATTCAATTCTGTTTAAACTATCTCTTGAGAAAGATAGGAAATAACCTAAATTTGATGGATGACTTAAATCGAAGTTGTATTGATGACCATAGATAAAATTAAGTACAGGAGACTTTGCGTAAATAATAATTCCACTAGCAGCTGCAGGATTAGATGTTGCATCTGCTGGTAAATTAAATGTGAAACTTCTACTTGAAATAATATCATTAACTGAAAAACTTCCATCATATTCACTTGGAGAACCTACGCTCCCATTACCTTCAATAAAGATAATATTATCTCTATTCAAATAGTGTGCTGTTTGAGTACCAACATAAACTTGATTAGTAGCAGAAATTCCAGATGGAATAATTCTAATAATTTTATCTACAGTTGTAATAACTGTGATGTTCTTAACAAGTCCTAATCCAGATATAGTTAAAGTTGTTTTTTCTGTACCAGCAGGACTGGTATTCAATGAAATCTGAGTTACATCTAGAGAAATTAGAGAATTTTTAAAGTAATTAGATGTTGTTTGAGTTCCAATATATTCCCAAGTTATAGTGCCATCAGCAGCAGTACCTGATACATGTGTTGGAGCAGTAGATCCTGATGTTCCAGATACTGTAGAGCGATATACTAGTCCAGTAGTAGTATTCTTAACATACTGATCTGCCGAATAAGATGTATTACCAGTCCAATTTGTTACACTGTATAATTCATTAATTAAAATATAATAAATTCCTTCAGCAAAATCCTTAAATCTTGCAGCATCATCATTTGGAATTTTTAGAGTAAATGTTCCTGCAGTACCAACTCCAGGAGTTACTGTTGTTGTTGCAGAAGTGGTTGTTAAACTCCAAAATACGGTTGATTGATTTGCAACTTCATATACTCTTTCTCCTGCAACAAATAGACCATTGTAATTTTCAACAACTAGTGTCCTTGTTCCAGAGTTCCAAGAAGTAACTACAGCGGTCGATCCGCTGGTAGCACCTTTTACCTTGTTACCAACAGTAAAGTCACCAGTTCCACCTGCTTGGAAATTTAGTTGCGTTTTAAAACTATAAAGTCTATATTCTTTAATTTCATTTACATCATTAATATTATCTGAAACTAACTCTGATAACTCAGTTATAGTTGTTTGATCACTAAAATTAGTTGCATCAGTATTATATGCTACGTACACATACTTATTTACAGTATCTACTTTTGTAATAACTGCATTCTGAGTTTTTAATCCAGTTGCATATACCTTTTCAGAAATAGTTGCACCTGGAGTAAAGTTTGCAGATTGATTTAATGTAAATCTCTTAACATTTCTAAATTTGGTTGGAATAGTATTTCTAATATAAAATTTACTACCTTTCTTACAATTAACTTTTAACTTAATACCACCTGGGGTAGGAATAGTAGCAGTTCTAGATGCCCAAGTATTTACTGATGATGAGCAAGTTACATAGTCTGATTGTAAATTTGAATTTAATTCATTAAAGTCAAGAATAGTTGCGTTATCAACTCCAGGAATATAATCCTGTATATCAATTGAAGTATCTTGAACTGTGGATTGAGACCACGCAGAAGCACTACTGTAAATATAATTGTAGGTATAACTTACAGTAGTTACTGTAGCAGTTCCACTAGGTCCAGTAATAGTCATTCCTGGATAGATTATTGCGCTAGGTGAAGTTAATGTAAGTGTTAACACTGCTCCAACACCAAATCCCGATAAACTATACGCTGACACTGCAGCTGATCCACCTGTATATGTAATAGTTTGGTTGTTGGCAAAGGATCCAGAAACAATAGTTGCAACAATATTTGCAAAAGTACTGTTGTAATTACCTAATTTATTTGCTTCTCTATTTTTATCAATTTTAATTAAAATTCCTTCTTTTGGTACAATAATTCCAGAGGAAAATTGATTGACTGTTGCTGTTACTTGTTGTCCAGTTAATGATGATCCAGTATATCTTGCATATGGAGAAAGTCTAAATTCATCCACATATCCATTTAGAGGTTGAGTTGCTCCATTAGCAGATCCGATATAAATTGGATTTGGAGTCGATACAGTAGTTGCAGTAGATGAGTTAATAATTCTAACACCATTTAGATATACATAATAATTTAAATTTTCTTTAACTAATGCAATATGATGCCATGTATCAGATGTAAATGCGTTGGATGAAGAATTGCCTAAATTTTCGGCACTTCCTGTTCCTCTAAGTTGTAAATTAATAACTCCTGTTGCACGAGTATATCTTAGAGTAATATGGTTTGTAGATCCAACATTACCACATGAGAAAAGAACTGGAGTAGTGCCTCCTGTAGATCCAGATCTGAAAAATCCCTCCAGAGTAAAATTGGTATTTGACATTAAATTGCCAATCGGCGTTGATGCTGCAGGAATTGAGAATGCATCTGTAGAACCACTTGGAATGTAAAGAGATGCAGTTCCATGCTTAAATTCTGCAGTACTAATTGTAGATGCTCCTCCGAAGGTAACACCGTTTCTCTTATTGAAACTTGAGTCTACTACAGAAGTGGAACCATTTACACCATCAAAATGATATAGTATGAAAGTATCTGAATTATAAGCACTATATCCAGATACTAAAGTATCTCCCGATGCATCTCCATGAACAGATGTTGGATAGAATGAAAATCCTTTTGTTGTAGAGCTATTAGCATTTTCCGAAGCAAATAATTTACTATTTGAAACTAAATCTCCATCATAACTCAATTTAATTTGATATGAATATACTTCACTATCTGTAGTAACACTTGTTAAAATTTGTATTTGTCCAAAAATATCAATATTTGATGAAACATATCTTGTCTCTACTGCTGCAACATCCGTACATGAGAATGCTTTATGCCATCTTAAAGTTATAGTATCATATCCTGTATTGGGATATTCTATTTCATTTGCATTAATAGACATTACTGCAAATTGAGATGCTCCACTGTAATTATAAGTGATGATAATATCATCAAATTCATTAATTCTAAGGGATACATCACTGACATCACTAACACAAGTAATATCCTTTATGAAATGTAAATCAATTGCTCGTGTACTTTCATTCCAACTTGCCTTGCCATAAAGTATATTAGTTGGAGCATTTGGAGTTATAATATCCAAAACTTCTCCAGTAAAATGAATATTGTCTTTGCTATCTATAGCAATAGATGTAATTTTTTCACTATATCCACCAAGAGAAATTTTTCTTCTCTTAATAACATCTCCATCATTTCTTAAGAATACAAGATAAGCATCCTGTGGAGATACTGAATTAGTATTTGTATATCCTGCAACGAATAAATCACCATTTTTATCTGCAGCAATTCCAGTGATTGTATCTTGCCTAATAGCACCGCTAACACCAGATATTTCTTTTTGCCAAGTTAATGTGCATACAAGACCAGTAGAATTTTCAGTGTACTTTGCAATCACAATATCTGGATTAAATTGTGTTGTAGTATTTGGTTTTGTTTGACCAACTACAAAAATTTCTTGTCCTTTAACAATAATTTTTTGGAAATCAGCATAACGTAAACCTTGACCTGGATATGGAGATGATAAACTCTTTTGCCAAATTAAAGTGCCACTATCATTGTATTTTGCCATGATAGCAACAATATTTCCATTAGAATCTGCTGCCTTACCACAAATATAATAATATTTTTCTGAAGTTCCAAATATATCATTAATTACGACATTATTATATTGTGTCCAGTGTTTCGCAAAGAAATAATTAGTTTTCTTGTAAATCTGTGGGTGTGAAATTATTAATCTAGGATCAAAAGTATATGAATTACCAGAATTAATAATATTAACTTTTTCAATTACTCCTGTAGATTGCAATACTGGTTCTACAATTGCATCAGAACCATCTCCAGAAATTTCAATAGATGGAGGAATGTCAGAATTATAACCAGTACCAGGTTGTACAATGTCTAATTTTTCAATACCATCAATAACTCTCACTTTATAATCCTTTTGATTTTGGATCATAATAGGTGTAGTATCAACAAAAACAGTATCTCCAACTTGTAAATTATGTTCTAAATTAGTTGAAGTACCACCATCATTTTCAGTACAAGTAATTGTTCCGATTGGAGTATCTCCATCAGATCCACCCAAAGCAAAAGTATATGCACTGATCGTTTTTCCTTCCACTTTAGAAATACGAGCAGAAACTCCATACCCATCAGTATCAGTTTCATCAAATACTAATTTGTCTCCTACCTTGTAATTATTTCCAGCATTTTCAATTACATAACCATCAATTTTTGCGGATTCAAATTTAGTAGTAGTATCAATTTCAATATCTACTCTAGATTCTTCTCTAACTGATGGGAAATAGTCATATAAACCAATTACATCTTCTTGTCTATAAGATGGAATTGCATCAGATAATTCTGCAATAGTGTCTCCAAGAAGTGCATTTGATAAACCAAAAGTAATTCTATCACCAGGTTCTAAGATACCTATATCAGATAGATATACCCAATTAACACCTCCATCATTATAACCAGATCTTACTGTTGGTTGACTAGCACCAGAAATTGCAGTATTAGAACATCTATATAATTTACCAGTATTAAATCCGTCTCCATCCGAATATACTATTTGCCCTGCGGTGTATTGTGTATTTGGTTCCCAACGACCTGCCTCTTTAGTATATGCATAATATCTTAAAGATATAGTATTTTCGATTGGATCATATAAATTAACTATTGCTTTAATTTGTCTACTTAATGTAGTACCAATTGTTCTCGTTGAAGTAATTATACTATTTTCAGTAAAATTACCAACAACATTAGCTAATTCATATGCAATATTAATAAATCCACTTTGATCACTATCTTCTACTTCAAATGTTAAAAGTTCCCCATCTTCAGTAATATAATCCCCAACAATACCAAATGTTGTTCTGTCTAAATCAGTATCAACATTTTCAAAAGGATCCCTAAATCTTACAACGTCTAGTGGGAGATATGCTTGAATTGAATCTGCAGATAAATTCCAAGCATCAACTTGAGAATAATATTTTGGACCAATAACATATGGGAAAGTAGGAATACCTTGCAAATTATCTAGATTTGTAGTATCTTCTACTATAGTTACAAAGTATGCATATGTTCCTTCTGGGAATTCTGGGGTTTTGCAAAATCTTCCGTTATATTCATCTAAGGTTCCCAAATTATAAGAGAATTCATAATCTTGGATAAATGATCCAGCTGGATATTCCGAGAGAAGTGGTCCGTCAATTCTTTCTGGAGAAGAAGATGTTAGGCTATCTAGCAACTTGTAACTAGATACCATTCTTTCAATAATACTCTTATCATCTGTAGGGTCGGAATAACCATATGGTCCATAAATCGGACTACCATCATAAGCCCAACCTAAGATAGGAGAATGTACTAAACCTTCAATTTTTTCTGCTACTTGTCCATTTCTAATTTCTAAGTTATCTCCTAAAACATATCTCAATTGTCTTGGGTCAGACAAATGAGCATAATCTCCACCAAATTGATTATTTAATCCAGAGAACACATATCCTCTAGATGCATCTAGTTGCTTTTCAAATGCATAGTTGAATATCCATTCAAATACCTTACATTCAAATCTTGCACCAGATCCAACAGATTTTAGAACAATTTGAGTTGATCCTTGATTATAATTAATACCTCTGTTTAAAATTTCAATATTCAGAACTTTACCAATAGAATCTCCAGAAGTCGAAATAATTGCTCTTGCCTTAGCACCAAAACCATCTCCATAAATTTCAACTTCTGGTGGAGAAGTATATCCAATACCAGCATTAATAACCGCAATAGATACAATTCTACCATTATTAACAATAGCTAATGCTTCAGCACCTCTTCCACTAGAAACTTCAATGGTTGGTGCTGCAATATATCCTTCTCCATAATTAGTGACATTAATATTTTGAATTGGTCCCCTAACTGAAGCATATGCTGAAGCACCATCGCCACCGCCACCAGAAATACTAATAGTTGGAGTTGAAGTATAACCTTCTCCACCAAAATCAACAAGAATTTTACTTAGTTTATTGTTAGTAATAACTGCAGTAGCGGATGCACCTGATCCACCTCCTCCAACGATTGAAATTAGAGGTTGGGAAGTATATCCATCTCCAGCATTTTCAACAATAATTTCCGTAATAGAACCATTTACAACAACATCAGCAGCTGCGCCTGATCCACCACCGCCAGTAAATACAATATTTGGTGGATTTCCTGCATCATAACCACCACCATTATCCAAAATTTTAATATCACTTAGTTTACCATATTTTAATGATTCGCTGGATTTATAGTTCCAAACAGATACTCCATTAATCCAAGAACCTACTGCTCCTGGAGCAGTATCAGTCTTAACTGAAATTGTGTTCTGTGTTCTTGGGAATCTCTTTAAATATCTTTGATTACCTGGAAGAAGTGCCGTACCAACAAAGGGTCCAATCTTATAACTTGGAATTCCTGTAGAAGCTACATAAACATAATTATCATTAAAATATACGTTTTGTACGTTGCTTGTATAAAGTTGAACAGAATTGTTAATTGAAATGTTATCGCTCTTACCTTTATTAAGATCAATTGATACTAATAGTTTTCCAACAGGTAATGTATTAGGATCTCCACTTGCAGGTAATGTATATGTAAATGTAGTATCTGAAATAGATGTTACAGTATATGTCCCATTATATAAAATAGGAGCTGCTCCATAAATTGTAACTTGATCACCAACTAAAAGACCATGTTTTCTAGTTGTTGTAACTTTTGCTGTTGTATACCCAATACCTTCAGGAACAATACTAGATGCTTCAATTAGTTTTTTAACATTATATAACCATGTATTAATAAGAGTATCTGTTGTTGTTGCTCCAATTTTAGTGATATTTAATTTATCCCCAGAAAGATAATATCTTCCAGTATCAACAAGTTCAGTACTACCAGCCTCAACAATTCCATAAATTTTCAAAACTACTTCTTGTTGAGTTCCTTTATTTGCATAAACAAAGAAATTAGATTGCACAGAAGAAGCAGCTTGATGTTCATCTGCTAATCCATTTAATCCTCTGGTACATTCTAAAAATTGATTTAGTGTTTTTTCTTTATATGAAATTAATTCTCCATTGATTAGAATTTGACCATTCTTTTCGGGCCATCCAATAGTAGAATCTACAGTAATTACACTATCTGTAGTAGTAATTTTTTCACTAAGTTTGGTAGTGTATGGAACTACAAAATTTCCAACTAAAGATTCTTTAGAAATTACAAGTTCAATGACACTACTATCAACTACATTAATATTAATATAATTTTCTACTAATGCTGCAGCATATTGAACATTAGTATCGATTGGATCCTCAAGTTGTTCAATTAGAGCATCTTTTAAATTTTCTATCTGACCAGATATCAAATTTACACGAACAACAGTATCCACAGACCATGTAGCTGCAGATGGTTTAATAATCTGGTCTTTTGGATAAGAAACATCAATTTTTTCATTAAAAAGAATTCTGAAAAAATATGAAATAGAATTTTTTGTACCTTTAGAAGAATAAAACTCTTTGATAGTTTTAATAAACTGTGGTACACTAATTGTTGAAAAGTCTAATGTTGGGAAATATGGAGCAAATTCCTCAATAAATTTTTGAATAATTCTTCTATAGAATAAAGTATCTAAACTTTTTACTTCAGTACCTGCTTTATGAGTTGCTGCTAAAGATTGTTTTTCAGATTTAAATAACGCATTTCCTTTTGCATCATAATCATATATGCCACTGACGCCTCTCTTACAATTTACCAATTTTGATTTAGTGTACTCTGTACCCTTCTCAATAACTCTAAAACCTGTAATTTCATCAAAACCAATATCACAAGATGCCTTTGCAAATGGAGGCGCTGCGATTACGACAGTTGGTGGATTGAATGGATCATATCCTTCACCAAAATTAGTAATATTAATATCTGTAATTACACCATTAAATACTGTTGCTTCTGCGGTTGCATTTACTAAAGTTTTATCTCGTAGAGCAAATCCATTATCTCCAATTCTTGTATCTACAATATACACACTTGGAGGAACTTCATATCCAGATCCTCCACTTAATAGTTGTATTTGCGTTACTTGACCATCAGAGTTGACAATAACATCAAGTACTTGAGCACCTACAGGATCAATAATTTCAACTCTTGGTGGATTTGTATCACTATATTCTCTACCACCAGATACAACGTTTACTCCAATAACTTCGCCTTCAGTATTTAAAGTTGTGGTTAAAATTGCTTTTACTCCAGAAGAAGTTCCTGGAGCATCAACATAAACTTTTGGTGGTGTAGTATAGTTAGCACCTGAAGAACTTAAAGTTACAGATGTAATAGATCCATTAGTAACAGTAACTGTATCAACTCTAGCTCCACCAGGATTTACAAAAGATAATCTAGGAATATTAATGTAACCACTTCCACTTTCGGTAATTAGAATATTGCTAACTTTTCCTTCATTATTTACTATTGCTTTTGCTTTTGCGGCAATTCCATTTTCAGGAGCTTCAATTACAATTTTTGGGGGGTTTGTAGATTCATATCCTTGCCCTGGATCGAGTAAATTAATGGATTTTACTCCACCAATCAATGCCAGTGCTGTTCCACCTTTTCCTGAAGAAGATTCTATTGTAACTTTAGGTGTAAATTTAGACGTATAACCAGATCCGCCAGAAGTAACATTAATATTTTCTAGTTCACCAAAATCATTAATTACTGAAATTGCAGAAGCACCACTTCCTGTAGATTGAATTAATTGCTCACTTTCAACATAGGTCATCCAAAAATCAGCACCAGCTGCAGGAGCTTGCTTAAAGATAATAGTAGATCCTTGGATAGTAAATCCATCCTCTTCCTGAGAATATGCAGTTAAAAGCTTTTTCCCAACAGATACGTTTGCAAAAATATCACTTACAGGAACATAAGGTTGATTATTTAATTTTAATTCAAACAAAGTTTTGACACCATTAAATTGAGATTTAATGTCATCTATAAACACAACTTCATCTAAACTATATCCTTTCAAATAGAAAATAGAACATGTGGAAGAATCATCATTTAATTGTCTTGCTCTCGGTGCGGTTGCAAAAACAATAGTATCACCTACAACTGTAAAATCAATTCCTGGCTTCAAATATTCATTATATACTTTTACAATTAAATGATATGCAGATGTTGGGGTAACTGTTAAACCAGAAGAAACTAAATTAAAAATTGTTGTGGTGCCATCATACAAGAAAAATGCATTAGCACATTCTTGCCACTTATTTCTATATTCAGTTAAACTTAAAGAATCTGATAGTACTACTTTTGGTGATTTTTGCACACCGCTATAATAAATGACTTCATCATCAATTAATACACTTCCATCAGTATCAATGAATGAATCTGTACTTTGTACTACAATATCAGTAGAATTACTTGCCGCATCTTCAAGTAAAATAGAAGTATCTTGAAGTGATTGTTTAGTATAAAAATCAACATCAAAATATTCAACTAGTTGGTTGAGTATATTATATGATAGTCCCGTTTTCTCTTGAGATTTATAATAAGTCTCAAAGAATTTTTCAAACAGAGGATAATTTTCTCTGATGAAAGATGGTAACTGTGAATTGATACTAAAAGATGCTTTATTTAATTCCTTTGACATTTCTTCCCCTTATTAGAAGCAAGTACTATCTGATGTAAGCGTTGGCACTGTGACCGTTAAATCAACCGTATTAGTAATTGGTGCAACTTCAGCAATGATATTAGGATCTAAGAATGAGAAATCAAGATTGACACCAACTGGAGATACATTCACATCTGGATATGTAATATTTAATACGGTTCCTGGGTCAGGAGTTAAAATAGTACCAATATTTGATGGTATTGCTGTGACAGTAATTGTCCCATTAGATACTACATTTATTGGTGCTTTCGTTATATTTATAGATCCAAAACACATCTTTCCTGTTGAATAATCGACAAATCCTGCCTTCTTATTAGTGTATACTTTTTTTGCATTTTCTAAGTAATATACTCTAAGATTCCCATAACCATCATCCTCAAAATATTGAGGAGTAGTTGGTAGATCTTTAGTATAAAATACAGAACTTCTTACTACGCTTGGCAAAACTGCTGAACAAGTTGGATCTAAAGTACCCAACAAATTATCAACACTATCACCAAGGATACCGCCAAGTCCAGCATTTACTTGATAAAAAGGATTTCCAAAATTTAAACAATAAGTTTCAATCTGATCGAAGTTTGGAGAAAATCTTCTTGATATTGATAATTGAGCTTGCGTTGATTCGAATGCTTTATTGGAGTCATCAATTGACTTTATTAACTTAGATAATTGAAAATTATTATTGAATTGATTTAGTCCTTCCTGTTTAGCAAATTCTTTAATGATATCATTGATATTAGTTTCTAAATCACTTTCAGATAAATTAGTTTTATATGATTGATAATAAGTTAATGATCTTAAGTTTATGTACATTACATCTGCATCCAATACTTCAATATCAATAGATGCCATTGAATAGTTTCTTAAATCTTTAACAATTGTTTTCTTAGTTAAATTGTTTAGTTTCGTTCCTGTTTTAGTACGAATGACAAGATAAACTTTTCCATATACAGGTGGAGAAACAGTTTCTCCACCATATGCAACCACTGATTCAATATTTGCATATACTTTTCTTGCAAGAGTTTCATAATCTGTTGCTGTAACTGCTCTATACTGTGTAGAATAATATCTTGGTGCTATGAATTTGATGGATTCTAATGTTTCTTCATCACTACCAAACTGTGATTTATCATTTGTTGTTAGTATACAACTTGATAGAGATATTACCCTATCAAAAGAATCCAAGACTTTTCCTAAAAATACAAACTCAACAATATCATTTGCTGGAGCTCCATTTGTTTTAATATATTGCAATTCAACAAGTTCATTATTTGATAGTTCTCTCCCCACAATACCATCACCAAAAATAATTTCATATCTCTTATCTTCTGTTTCTTGTAAGAAATAATTTCTTGATGATGCATCAATTTCAGTAATATTTTCAGCAAGAGTGTAAAGATCTACTTGTTGTGATTGTTTATTCGCTCTTATCTGAACTCTAAGCGTAGAGGTATCAACTTTATCATTTGGGATAATGTATTTTTGATCTTGATTTTTGTTTACAAGGTAATTAAAAGTTAATAAAGATCCTTCATATATGATAAAAGCATTAAAAGTTGCCGTCCCATCAATATTATTAACAGTTGTGGAGATATTATCAGGAATTACAAAAGTATATGATGTTCCATCAGTTCCAGTGCCACTAGCAACCAGACCTTTATATAAAGTTATAAATGTTGGAAATTCTCCATTATTCCCCTTTTCAGTCTGAACTACTAACTTAACACAAGCTTTTGCTGCAACAATTGATCTTGGAGTATAATTTAGTAGTTTTGCAAGACTTACTACATTATCTCTGATTGTTGAACTACTTAAAAATAGTTCATTTACACTCATATTTGCATTAAATGCAGTATAATAAGTGTTATATGCTAACATGTCTAGCATATATGACAATGTAGAACCAGTAAAATCGTAATCTGTGAACTCTTCTTTGGTTCTCAGATAAGATTTTATGGATTCTCTAATCTCAAAAAAGTCTAAGGCAGTAAGATTTGAAGGAAGCATTATTCAGCTCTCTTTAAAATGAAGTCTATTGATTGAACTATTGGTTGTCCTACAATTGTATAGGTTATTTCAACGTCCAACTCATTACTATCTTCATAACCAGTAACAATCACATCAGAAATAATTATTCTCGAATCAAAATTATTAACAGTATTTATGATCTCATCCCTAATTTCTGTGACTAAAATGGGATCTAGAGGTTCAAATAATAAATTATATACTTTACTACCAACATTAGGTTGAAATAGTTTTGTGCCAAGACCAGTTAAAACTAAATTTTTGATAGCATTTTTTATAGCTTCTTCATTTTTTAATGAAATTGCATCTTTAGTTGAGTAATTCACGCCTAAAGACATAGCAATATCTCTAAATGCTTTGCTCGTTAGAGTACCAGAAGCTGAATATCTATCAAATTTTTCTGATCTTACGGTCATTTTATTCGTGCCATCTCTCTACGAAATCATCAAATCCATATGAACCACCGCAAGGTCTAGAATAACGGTCTTCTGGCACATTATATCTAAAAGATTTTAGGTATCTTTCGCTACCATAATCAGTTATTAGGCATTTTGTACCTAAATCTTCATACATTATATCAAAATTACGATCTGGATTTGGGGAAATTGCCATTTTTGCTCCTTTCGAACTGATTTTCACCAGAACTTTTAAGGGAGGTTGCTATCTCCATCATTATTTATCACTGTTTTTGGCATGAAAAAAGGTATCTGAATTCAGATACCCTTAAAAATATTAATTTCCTTGCCCACGATAACGCTTTTTGCGTCCATTGCGTGAGGTTGCTGCCAAATTTGTATTTTTACTACGTCCCTGACTAGTAATTTTTGGTTTACCAGGAACATAATTTGTCTTAACTAGACCAATTTTTGATTTTGCCATATAAAAAACCTAAAGACTATAAGATTTTACCATAAATTTTTGAAAATGTCAATCCCCAACAAAGACATCTACGGCACCTCCACCAATTAAACTTAAACAACCAACATGCATACCATTTAAAGGATCACCAACTCGACATAATCGTTTTTTATTTACAAATACACTCTTTCCAGTTGATACTGCTTTTCTTTCATGACCAATGCCATTCTTATCTTCTACTACTAATGATACACTACAATTGCATGTGGTAGGTGGTGTTGTGGGGGGATTACCTGGACAAGTAGTAATCACAGTATTCATTGTTGGCGATATATGATATGTCAATAAGTCTTGATCCAGAATAGGTACAATTTTATTAATTAATACTACTCCTTGTAAAGCAGATCCTACAACTGCTGGAGGCATAGGCACAAGTGGAGTTGGCGGCCAATAGCATTGAGCATTTTTTTGCACTAATGGAAGCTTAATTGCTGGATCCCCACAAGCGGCTGTGAGGCATAATGAACTCTGAGTAGGATGTTGTGCTAAAGGACCGCCAGCAGCAGCGCCTATTCCATGCCCAGTACAAGATCCTCTATAAATTCCTGCAGGTTTTTTTAAACTACATGCTTCTGCTGCCATATTTTACTCCTATTAATTGCAGATTGCTGGAAATGGATTGCCATATGCATTAACTGTTTGACCCCATAATACTGCTTCATTTGAAAAATTATGATGAATACCAATTGTGCCACTAATTGTATAGTCTACGCATCCTGTGCCACTATAAGATGTAGTTACAGTTGAATATGTTGCTCCACCTGTATATGGTGTTGTTCCAACCCCTGTGACCGTTCCAGCGCAAGCTGGTGACGTTCCCGTAAAGGTACTAAAAATATTTATAGGTCCATTAGCAGAAACAGTTAATGTACTTCCACTTACACTCAATACAGTAGCTATAGTTCCATTATTGAATGTTAGAGTTTGATTTATTGCATTACTACCAGAAGTTAATGATACTGTAATTGATGTAGATACTGCTCCAATACAAGTTGAACAGTTATCGTTAGTAACGTCTACTACCATAGTGACATTTATACTGGCAGTCTCTCTAGAATCTGGAGAATAATCAATCATATTATATTTTGTATCACTTGTAGCACAAGGAAGATCAAACCAAGATCCAACAGTACTATAAACTTTTCTAGCTCTTACTGATACAGTTTTACTTTCATCATCACTAATTGCTTGATAATAACTATCATTAGCAGAATTTGAACCAGGAACAACTTGATCAGTATAGATTTTACCTAACTTTGGTACTGTATCTGTTAATGTTTTAGATACACTTGGATCAATATACTGAGGTTTTATTTTTTCAGCAAGATCTTTTCTCAATCCTGTTCTGCCAACTCTTCTAGTTTTTATTTCAATTGGATCTTCTTCAACAGTGAATGGTGGAATACCATATTCAACCTTAATCTCACTATATCCAGGTTCAAGCCTTTCTAAGAATTCTTCTTTAGAATAACCATAATAGTTTCTTGCATTAGGAGTTGCATCATAAGCATTTAAAAATTCTTTATGGATTTCTTTTGCATCTCTTTTTTCTGATGCGATATCTATCCTTGTTTGATTTGTTGATGAAACAAAAGCAGCTGGTGGTGATGCATCAAGATATCCAGATCCAGGATATACGACTTTAACAGATAATAGACTACCACCTACCCATTGCCCTTCCAATTTTGCAAAATCCCCACCAGTATTGGGTGGATCAATACCAATTGGAGGACGATTATTTAATTTATCAAATCCAGATCCACCAGTGATTACTGTTACTCCAGTTACATATCCATTTACTACTGATACTGATAATTCAGGTTCAATAACTTCACCCCAAGGATATCCATTTTCAACAGTTGCTTTCGTATACCAAATAGTTTTATTTCTAAATTCATATAATCCAACAAGTACACATTTATCTGTAATTCCTTTTCCTGCTTTGACTGTTGCTGTAGCTGTAGCAGATGAAATTGATTGATTATATGTAAAATTAGATCCAGATCCACTCAAGTAAAGTACATGCATATTGATGGATGTATCAGTTGTAAAGACCTGTGATATTGTCCATCCATTGATTACTTGACCGACTTGAAAACGAGTTGCAGCGGTGCCACCATAACCATTCGAATAAGTAATAGCAACTCTTAGATCATTTGTACCTACAGTTCTAATTAATGGAAATGGATCTTTTTCTCCTGCATCAGTTAATTTGCCATCTGTAGTAGTATAAGTTAATCCTACACTTATGGGAGGACATAAAACACCAGTTCCAGGAGTTGTAATCTTTGTTGCTCCATTACAACCATAGTAACCTTTAGTAAGTGTGGTAGCAGTCGTTCCCCCTGTAGGAGGAGCTCCCCCAACACCAGGAGTTGCACCAGTTGTAGTACTGCTAGTAGTAGTTTGCAAACATGGCCATCCACCTACATGAGATGATAAGTCCCACAGATAATACCACCATTGTGAAGATTCGATTGGAGTAAAACTCAATGCTGAAGGTGCTGCATCAAACACTCTTGAACGAATAGTTCCAGTTCCACCAGAATAGGTATCATCAACATATGGATAAACGACACAATCCGTTTCATGTCCTGGATATGGATCATACCCATAACGAGTGTACAAACTCTCTGGAGACATTACTTTAGTGATTGCAATACCACTTGAATAAGCTACACCAGTATAGGTAAATCCATTACTTGTGAATGTTCCGTTACTAGGTACAACGCATGTCGCAACCATTACTACTTGCCGCTATCAAATATAATTTCTTCAATCCTATTTAGTCTGGCATAGATGGCATCTAGTGCTTCAGCAAGATAGATATGTTTACTACTACCAGGAGGTCGATACTGCAAACTCTCCTTGGTAATGACTGGAATATTCCCTACAACAACTCGTAGATCTTCCAATCCCTTTTTAATCTCTGCTACTTGTTCTTCCATCAGTTTTTTACTCCAATTAAAGAATAACGTGGTTCGTTCACATACCAATCTCTCTCAAGAAACGCGGAATGAAACAGATTTCCATCGTAGATAACGAGACGATTATACTTCATTTCCGAAAGATAATACATACACCACTTATCATCCTCAACAATAGTCTCCCATTCCGTTTCTTTATCAGAACTATTCTTAACTGCACTCTCAATTTCTGCCTGAATCGCGGCGGGGGTCCTTTTCCAGTTAGTATATAACTTCTTATACGCATAAAATCCCGTGCCACCTTGACAATCCTGATTTAACCAAAGATTTGCTACGGTATCAGTATAGTCTACATGCGGGAGATTATTCCTAAATCGCGCAGGCATACTGCCAGAATAGATGTTAGTTGCCCAGGTAAAGAAGGTTTCTTCTCTAAAGAAATCATTCAGAAAGTTGTTGATATTATACAACCAACCTCTCGTAATATGTTGACGACTACCTGGTGATAAATCAAAGTTAAACTCTGAGTTAATAAACGCAGGGAAATACTCAAGGAACTCCCTACAATCTTCAGGGTGGGAGAGGAAGTCATCAAAATAATACCAGTCAGCACCTAACACACTCTCTTTGTAGAAAGTATGTTTGGGATTAATCTGAGTGGCATGATCAACAAATGCTTTTGATAAAAAATTCATTCTTCAACTTTTGTTAAAATAATAGTGTCTTCATCAAGTGAATATGAGATAACATCGCCTTCTAACCATCCCAATTCTTCAATGAGATCATCTGGTAATTTTACAAATAAATCTCCACTATCGTCTTCTTCTAAATTAAGTGTATATTTTTTTGACATAAGATCTCCTAAAAATCGTCGATTTTTAAAGTGACGGTCTTACAATCATAATCTATCATGAATAAGATTTCCTTATTGTCTAACCATTCTAGTTTTTCTAGAATGTCTTTTGGTATCATGGTTAATAACTCATCATCCTCAGTATAACAATATGCAATCTTATCTGTTAGATTATTTAATTCTTCCTCTGTTACACTAGTATCTTTTACTTCTACTGAACTAATATCAATTGTTTCATCCATATCAAATACTCCATACTGTCTGTAGTTTTAATTCTACTAAAAGTTCACCTGCCTGTCCAGAGACATCAGGATCTACATGAGTATTCTCTGTTTGTTCTAGAAGAGAAAACAGATAATCTAATTCTTTCTGAGATAACGTAATGTTATGAAGTTTAATTTTCTTTGTCATGATTAGTTACAAACTGAAGATCCAAGTGCAAAACCAAGAGGTAATGACCATCGAAGCGCCTCGTTTTTACTCAACGCCCCAGCAATTGCAGCACCATATGCCCCACTAGTGAGACTATTGCACTTTCGTTGCTGTTGTATATATGGAGGATTTTGTGGAATTTGTTGAGGATAATAACCCTGAGATCTACAGGGAACTCTCTCTACTCCATACGATACACGCCCTGGCACCCAGTTGCCATATGGATCGTAGAACCCAGGAGAATACCTCTCAGTAGGGATCTCGACCATGCATCCAGTGTGATAGTACCCCCCAGTGTTATAGTTCCTCATTTGTGCATTTGCAGGGGTCATCAACCCTACAGACCCAAAAATTACCGCGAAAAAAATTTTGAAATCCTTGATTGCCATTTGTGTTTTTCCCCTGAGAGTATAATTGAAAGACATTCTTGTAGACACATCCAAATATAACTGATCTCTTCTATGAATGTCGTCTTTGTAGACATCTGTTACCTACGAAAAAATTTTTGATTATCGATATATTTAGAGGGTGCTTTAGGGACCGTTATAGATTACATAGGACCCGAAAGATTATATAAAGGGGGGGTATATACTGCCTCTAAGTATAACTAACTCCTCTGCCTCTGTGTATAACTCAGAGGGGCACAGATGCCCCTCCAAGATCACTCTAACTCATTCAGAAGTCGATATATTCCAGAGTGGGAACATTGCCCTCAGAGGTATTCTCAGAGGTGCTCACACTGTCAGAGGTGAGGGAATCGAGAATAGAGAGAATTTCCTCCCCGTTGTTACCTTGGCGCAGCATCGAGATCATCACTTGCTTAGACATAATGTGTTCGGTTCGTTGTTAGTTAGTGTGTGTTTGAAGAGGTATATTTAGTGACCCCATCTCTCCAGGGTCAGATATATCAGAGATCTTGCATCATTTCATTCATTTCGTCGGCATTGATCTTAGGATCGTTCCACTTAACGCCGTCCTTTGTTTTAACAAGATGGCGACCAATTTGCCCATCAATCATACAACGAACAAACTTATCCCAAGGCGTTTCGTTATCACCACAGAACTCAACACATGCTTTGGCAGTGTTATAGAGAAACTCATCATTGCCAATCCACAGTGCTACATTCCAGGTCTCATAATTTGCCCAACCGTTGTAACCTTTGTCGATGGTGTTGGTGATAGTCATTTGAGGTGATTTGTGTGTGGGGTCTCTCTCAACCCCTGTGATAGTAGTATGGCAGCAAATGGGGGGAAAGTCAAGGGGTTATCTATCAGTGCTGCTTATGGGTCAAATAAGAGGGTCTGATAGGTATATTTTGTGTGGGTCTGGGTAAAATCACTTGACAAGTCGATAAATAACTGCTAAGGTCTACATCAACTCCGCCTATTTTCTGATCATTCTCTCTATACACATCACGAACATATATTTTTTTAGGTATTTCTTTTTCCACAACTTTTTCCACAGAAATTAACACAAATTGTGGAAAACTTCCGCAACTAACATAGAAACATAGTTTTCCACATCCGCATCATCTAGAAACAAAAGTTCTTCTAACACGATTTCATCTAGTGGGAGATCTTCAGAGAATGACATCAGGATCAGCACCAACAGATTTAATCATTTCAGAGACATCTTCATCATCATAGTATAAACGAAGTTCTGCAATCAGTTCATCTTGTTCTAGTCCTGAGACATTATTTACAATCGTATCGAATACAAATTGTTCCATCGTTTTCATGTCCATGCTATCAACCAACTGAGTTGCATAGTTATCAACGAGGTCAGAGAGTTGTGCTTCGGTCAGCATAGTTTTAGAGGGTTCAGATTTAAGGACTTCAATGTAAAGATCTTCAGTCATCTTTCTTCTTAGTTGTTGAATTGTGAGAAAAAAGTATAGGACGAATCTGTTTAGTATTGGTGCGAATTGCGTTTGTTTGACGTTGTTGACGGGACATGATTAGTTGCCTTGAATGATGTCAGCAGCAGTGTGAAGTACCTCTCCTGTTGTATATCGTACCGAGGGATTGAAGATAAACAACAGGAGGAAGATTAGACCTAGAACTTTCATCTTATCAGGTGACTTGAAAGTGAGAGTTTTAGAGGACATCTTCAGTTCAGACGCATACCAGAGAAGAAAGGAATCGTCATGCCATTGTAACGAATGAACCACTTAAAGTCTTTCTGAAAGACATACTCACCAGGGCAACCATGCTCGGCAAGAATAGCATTGAGGCGGGACTTTGTGGTAACAGTTTGCCAACCACCATCGAAAAGTTCAATCCAAGTTTCACCAATGCGAGCGATCAGATTACCATGCAGGTACACATCGCTGGAGTTAGTATAAGAAATGACTTCGGTATTCTTACACTTCCAATCTTTGCCGTTGGTGATAGCAGTGTTCATTTGGCGTTCGATTTGGCGCATTTGAGGCGTTTCCTGATTACCTTGTAAGGATAGAACGGATCGGGCAGAAAGTCAAGCGTTTTGAGATTAGTGTTGCTTATCAGACTGATTAGCAACGATTATCGATTCTTATATTGACAATCAGGGGAAAACTCTTTAATCTGTTCGCAGATTTGTGCCTGACGTTGTTTGTATGCATCAAACATTTTGTTATCACGTTGGATCAGAAATACGTTCCAACCGAGAATAGCAGCAAATGCAAGTGTGGCGTAAAGATAGAGTTTCATGATTCAATTTAGAATTAAATTAAACGAGGCAAAGTGCAGGAGCAGGTTGAACCAAATAGGAGAAACGTGTTGCCGTTACAGATGCACCAGCAAGACCAATCTCATCTACAATCTCCCACTCATCTTCCATCTCACGAATTACAACATAACCGAAAGTTCCTGCGATTGGCATTTGCTCAAGACCACAACGTTCTGCCTGTCGTTGAGTGCTAAAACGCTCTTTACGATTCCACCAACCGAGACGATTTACGTCTTCAGAAGGTCCGAAACTGATGCAAATGTATTCAGGCATGATTTACACAGAAGGAGTAACGTTGATCTCTTTAATGTTCAACCCACAGAGTTGATTGTAGACCCGATTGAGAATAAGTTTGTCGGCGGTCTTTGCCTTTGATTTCTCATACCAAATGGTCACACATCCATCGTAGGTCTCAACACGAACACGATAGTTTTTCATGCGTTGTCGATTAGATCTTGTTCAATCTGGTGAAGTGTACTTACTGTCCAGTTCTCAGGATTACCATGAGGAGCATACAGTTGACTATAGCGAAGACCATAAAGATCAGGATTTAGATGTTGCAACTGTTCAAGAGTTTCAGCGATCTTAACGCTGATTTGGTGTTGATAATCACTCATGATTCAGTAGTTAGAAACAACGGTGAAGATGATGCCAGTTTCGTTATAACGAAGAGTCACATCACAGTAATACTCTTCAGACAGATTGTAGGCGAGATCGTATGCCTTATCCATGTCAGTGGTAGTGTTCTCCCACGGTGCAGCGGGGCAAAGAACATCAACTCGCATTTGTTTCGTTTCCTGATTACCTTGTAAGGATAGGACGGATCACGCCAAAAGTCAAGCGTTTTGAGATTAGTGTTGCTTATCGAAGAATGTGCCGATAATCAATTTCCCTAATCAACCAACCTGATTGTGTTGCAATCTCTTCGCACAGTTCGTATGCTATATCAGCATCATCTGCATCGTTGTTTAGATCTAACTCAAAGATCTGTCCAATATAACGAGAGGGCAAAAACTCTTCAGTTTCAAGTTGATCTTGCTCACTCCAATCGTCATCATCAAGTGAACAATCAAATGCGATGTCAGTAACTTGAACTTGCATGATTATTTGCGGAGAGGAGAATTGAAATAACGACGGAAAGCAGTAACAAGAATGATACCCGTCGAAATAACACCAACGAGACCAAGGAAGGTAACAGCATCGCCGCTGAAAGTGTAAGTATCAGGGTTCATCAAAGTCCTCCTGCTTGATTAACAAATGATTTAGCATCGCAAACTGTATCAAAGTATGCGATAGTTTCAAGATCAACAGCAGCAGCACCTGCAGCGAGATCTATATTCTTTACCTTACGAAGTTCGAATCCTTCGAGAACACCACCATAAATCTCACCAATATATTGTCCATCGAGAAAGATCCATTCTTGATAGTTAGGATCTGCCATGTTGCGCTCGTATGCAATAGAATTGTTGTTCATGATAATCAACCTTGAGAAGCGTAGGACATCATTGCAATCACTTTATCGTACAGTTTCTCTACATCAACACCAACAGTTTCGGACACTTCTTGCCAATCATCATGAAAAGTGATAAGATCAGCGATTGCGGAAAGTTCGTCTGGAGTGAACATTTGTTTTCTTTGCTTACCTTGTAAGGATAGAACGGATTGCGGGAAAAGTCAAGCGTTTTGAGATTAGCGTTTCTTATGGGTTAGATAAGAGACTCAAATGTCAGTTTTCCAGCATTTCAGTGATAATAGGACCGAGCACATCTTGAAAGAAAGTGAAGAACTCAGTAGACGTAAATGGTACGTTTCCAAGTGTATCAATCATCCAATTTACACCATACACAGTGATACCTTTCTTGCCATACTTCTTGATCACACTAGTCGGAACTTCAGCAATACAGGGCACAAAATACCCAAACTGCACAGGCAAATTATACTTTGCTTCCACTGCTTCCTTTACATCGAGCACCTTCTGATTAGATGCTGGATTCTTCTCACTATCGAAGTTCAGATTACACTTGCTTTCAAGATATTGAATTGCACCACTTTTAGCAAAGAGATGATCTAACTGACGCTCACGCCCATTTACATCAATTCGATTGCTTTCTTCGATGAGATTAACTGAACAATCGCTAATTACCTTGTTCCAGAAGATTTCAAGTTGATTGCCTAATTGAATGAGCACACCATTTTGTGATACTTTATCACCCAATCCTGCTGCTGCCAGCAAATAACTTTCCGTCTTTTTACGCTCAATTTGCAACACCAAGGGAAGCAGATTGTCAGTGAGATAGTTGTTCATTTGTGGTGATAATGAGGGTTTTCAGTCGTTCCAATACTCATCATATTCTTCTTCCGACATAGCAAACACCTTTGCAATCTCTTCACGATCTTCTTCACTAATGTCGAAGATTTCGCCTTGCATGTCAGCAATTTCGTCCCACATGTGCTTTGTTTCGATTACTTTGTAATGATAGAACGGATTGCCCCAAAAGTCAACCCCTGAAAGATCAGTGTTGCTTATGGGTCACCATGCCTTTGCCAAGTTAAAGTTATTGAAACTAAAGACTTGACGATTGACTAGTTTGAGCGTACCATAATCGTTCGACATCACATAACCTTCGTGATCCGCAATTTGTCCATCAATATAACAGCAAACTCCGTATTCAGGAATAATCAAGTTCATGAAATCTTGCTTGATAGACATAATCATGCGGTAAAATGCGAACAATGCGACATCATAACCAGTTTCTTCCGCAAGTGCTGCGGGGTCAATATCTTTGCCTTCACGAATATAACGATTGAGCACAATCTTGAGATCTTTTGCTTGCTTTTCAGTCACAAAATCAACAGCAGCAGACAAGAACATTGCACTGCAAACTTTACGTTGCAGTGCAACATTTGCAATAGGATCTACCTGAGCACCAAACTTGACAAAATAGACTTTATCATTGCTGATCAGTTCAGGTACATCAAACGATGCAACTACATCACGAAGATTATCACCAGTGTACGAAGTATGGCAAGCAATGATAAACTGTTGCTTGATGATATTGTCAAACTTATAGGTGATAGTATTAGGGCGATAGGTATCATCACCACCGAAACCAATAAAATCACCTTGCACAATACCTTTGATGCGAGGCAGACAATCAAATGCTACATGCAAAATATCAGCAACTTTACCCTCATGGTTAGCATCAATCAACTCATGAGAATAGTTGATCTTGATTTTCTTTTTATTGAAGACAGATTTAGTACCAACGAAGAACTTTCCAGTTTCAGGATCAGTGCCAAACACAATAGCAGGAGCACCATCCCATTTGATGCTAACTTTGCCAGAATGAGTGAACCAATCCAGCACTGACATATCGCCAGTGAGAATAAGATCTTCAGGATGTTCGAGATGGGTGTTTTTCATGCTTTAAGTATGGCACACAATCAGGCAAAAGTCAACCCCTGAATGATCAGCGTTGCTTATCAGACAGAATAGGTCAACTTATCTTTTAACTTTTGCATCGCACTGTAGGGTGTAGTTTTATTCAGATCAACTACACTTCCAACGGTTGTGCTATTCTTTGGTGCGTGGAATTGTTTTGTCTTGGTGTTGTAGAATCCCCAGATACAACGACATTCATCACCCAAATTGTAATCAAACCTACGATCAAAATAAATCCAGATTGCAATAACATTGCTCTTAAAGTCTGTGCGCTCATAGTGATAACCTTCGGGTGCTTTATGAAATAATAGTTTCATGTGAATACTGCTGTAACTCCTATCACTTTAGCAGTAGGATTGCGAGCAAGTGCAGTACGCTTAGCATCAGCATAATCTCGTGCTTCAACTATCTCATCGAACACTTTGCCAGCAACATATAACTGAACTTTGCACTTCATCGTGTTTGATTACGATACTTTCTCTTGACATATTTGCTCACAATATTATCAATCACAGGATACCATGGTTCTTTATTGCTAGGGTATCCAAGTTGCCGTGCTTCAGTGAGCAACATCATGATGCAGTTCTCTTCTTCTTGAGTGAGATTGAGGTAATTGATAATACTAGTTTCAATCATCAGTAGTGTGCTTCAGAGTAATCGAGTTGTGCAGAGTATTCTGCAATTTTATCGAAACACTTTTTACGCATTTCGGTATCAGCACCTTGCATAAATGAGAAGCAATACTTCATACGCTGTTCAGGATGTGCATTGATGCGAGCAATCTCTGCCTTCGATTTGTTGTATGCGGCATTATATGCAAACATTTCACGATCTTCGATGCTCATGGTGTGAAACTTGCGGTTCATGTCGTTTCCTGATTACCTTGTAATAATAAGGCAAAAGGGGGCAGATGTCAACCCCCTATTGATCAGCGTTACTTATGAGTATGATAAAGTATTTTAATATGTCATATTGTCATCAATTCTATAGTCTTCAGGATCACCGATGGTATCATCTTCCATCACATCATCAATCCAATCACGATTAAGTTCATCGCATTGAATGTCATCAAAAATGTTCATGATTGTTTCTTTAATTTCTGAATAAATTGGTTACGTTGTTTCTTGAGTTGACGTGTTCGAGCAGAACGTTTAGGAGATTTATCGTTTCTCCCTTGTTTTCTCGGTGTTTCGTGTGATTTGAGGTGCATTGTTCTTACTCATAGTCATAATCTATGATATAATCTATACTATAATCATCATATTCAATTTCATATTCTTCATCTGTTATGATTGGTTCTCTAAACTCTTTAACCCATTCAGAGAGAGATACTGTTGTAGAATACGGATTGAACTTGTTATACATGAGTTAGTCCTCAACGTTGATAATCTTCTTCAGAGAACTCATCATAGATCTTTTCTAGTTTTCGTTGGCGATTATTCTGTTTTTTAACATCATAACTGAACTCATCATGGAAACGAAACCTAGTAGAAACTTTGTTTCGATGTGACTTTGGAGTATAGTCACTGTTACGACGGAAAGTTTTACCCATGTTTAATGTGATTTAAGCAATGTAAAGTACAATTTATTTAGACGACATGCAATCATTTTTGATTGCCTAGACATCATAGACCTCTTGCCAGTTGTTGTCAATAGGTCCAGTTTGGAAAGTGGATCAGCGGGTTGCCACACTGATAGCAGGCAGACCTTGCACGAAGATGGTGTCAACAACCCCTTGCAATCTCTTGGCAATAGCACTACCATAGTTGGTGAACACTGGCACGATCACACTACCAAACTGTTTGCGATACAGATGACATGCACCTGCAGGAATACGACCAGCAGCAATATCCTTGGCATCATCTTTGTCCATACGGATAACACGACCGACAGTTTGTGCCATCTCGATGATAGGCATTTGACGCAACATGATGCAGTTGGTGAGACCAGGAACGTTGATACCTTCGGAAAGAATACTATAGTGAAGGAGCACAAACTTCTTGGATTTGTCTTTGCCCCACTCAGTCAGAGTGTCAAAGAACTTCTCACGATTGACCTTGGTACGATTAACATAGGCACCGTGCTTAGAAGTGATGTGAAGGATGCCAAATCCACGCTCTTCAAGTTCCCTAAGAATGTCAGAGTTAGTGAGCATGTTCCACATCACTTTGGTGCTGGGAGCAGCAACGAGCACCTTAGGATTGCCCTCCAGAGTGTCAAGAATGTCAACAATCATGTTACGATCTGCCTCAGCAGCAGTACGCTTATCACGGGTGATGTCTACTTTGTAGGTATCAACTTGTGGAGGAATGATGCAACCAGTGTCAATCAGTTCTTTAGCAGCAACGTTGTGAATAATGTTGCCGTAGATGCTAACGTTGTTCATGCCGTTAGCATTAGGATTGGTATGATGTTTGGGAGTTGCAGTGAAGAAATACTTGCTATCTGCAGACATCGAAGTAGCAGCAACAGCAATAAAGTGAGACTTTTGAGTAGAATTGTGTGCCTCGTCGAAGTATGCTACATCAACATTCACACCAGCATCAACAACACGACCCAGAGAATGATAGGTAGTGAAGATGATACGATTGGTGCCTGCATGTTGAGTAACCCAATCCGCAATCTTGTCGGATTTGGTAGTAGAATAGTGATGTGTCTCACCACTATGAACGTGCATCACATTTGCAGAGGTGATAAACTCAAGAAACTCTGCAGAGAGTTGCTCAGCAAGCAGAATACGAGGTGCTACAACAACAGCAACCTGACCAGGATTCTGCACAAAACGTTGCAGCAAGTTCATGATCATAACAAGAGTTTTCCCACCACCAGTAGGAAAAATAATTTGCCCAATATCGTGCTGGTTCATTGCATCGAGAGCACGAGATTGATGTAGACGTAATTTCATAACAAAGTCGATCACCATGTAAATATCCCATAAAAAAGAGGGTTTGTCAACCCCCTATTGATCAGTAAAACTAATCATCAACATTAAATATCTTTATCAAATCTTGCTTTTCATCATATTTTCCCATTAATTTATCATTTATGCTACACCATTGTAGCAGTTTATCCTCACAAAAATATGCTTCTTCTCCATATTTTTGTCTTAGCATTTCTTCGTAACTATCATATGAACTTCGTCTGTACATATAATGACCATACAAATGCGTTTCTAATCTATGGCAGATTACACACAACTGTTCGCAATTCTTCAACTCTAATTGAAGTTTTTCATATAATTTTTTCTTTTTATTAGGATCGTCTACACGATACCATTCCCTAATAAGATTTGATACATTATCTGTTTTTTTATTTCTATCAATATGGTTCCACTCAAATAATTTTATAATATATTCATATTGTTCAATTTCAGTTAAATCTTTAAACTCTGGATATACTTTAATTGCATCTTCAATAGCAAGAAATCCATTACGATGATACCTACATTTGGGATTTTCACAACCAATGGTTAACCAGTCTTTGTTAATTTCATACAGTCGTTTAGGTCTTTCAGACCTAATTACTGCACGACGGTTTCTCTCTCGTATTCTTTGTGCAATATACTTATTCCTGTCTATGAGATGAGAACCTCTCTGACTTGTTTTATATATTTTACCATTAGGAAGTGGATCACCTGCCATACCAGGTTGACCCCAAATATTTAATATTGTCATATGAGTTTATTATTTTTTATTTTGTTTTTTTATAATTTCATTAATTTTTTTAATTTCTTCTTTTCCAAAATATTCATGGTGAGTAACTTCATACTCTAATCCATGTTTGCCAGCATCGAACCATTCAGCATATTCTTCATAAATTGCCTTAGCATTGCCAGAATAATAATCAACTAAAGATTGTCTTTTTAACTTGTGAGAATGTGCCTCAAGATCAATCATTCGTGCGCCCATCGTCATGAATGTTTCTTTAACAGCATCATAAAGTGCTTTTTCCATAATTAATTACCTACTGAAGTCGTTTTTAAGTTTTAATGCAATTTCATTTGTCTCATCAATGTGACCTAGGTATGCATTTACTAGATTTAGAATAAAGTTTTGTTCTGGTATTGTAAAATACAAACGACGATTTGGAACCCAAACATTAGATTGTTTTGTTTCTGGCATGGTTGATTGAAGATAGTAGGTACAGTAGCATGAAAAAGGGAACTTGTCAACCCCCCTTCAATAAACATCATTGGGGGATGGAAAGTCCGCCATCATAGTATAATTTATGAGTGCATCAATTTGTGCTTGCAATCTGTTCTCCATTTCATAGAGAGCATTAGTTGTTTCAACATTTTCTTGTTCCAGATATTTGACACGTTCTTCTAATTCATTTACCTTTTCAGTAAGTTGTTTGACTAGTAAATTAAGTGTGTTCATATCAATAATTTGTTGGTCCATCAAATTGTGTCATGTCACCCTTACCCGCCAAAGATTTAGATAACAACTGTGCATATGTTTCCATATATGCTGGATCAAAGGATTGCATATTACTTTTTTTAATACAATCTCTCATTTCTTTGAGTTGTTTCCATTCTTGTTCGGTCATGTCTGTCATGAGTTCCGCTTGAGTTACAATAGTATATTATCAGGAAAGCAACACAAATCAAGAAATCTTAATGTTTAATACAGATTGCTGTAACATTCCGCAACATAATCATTTTTAATAAGTTTATGTCTTTCAATGTATTTGTGTACATGTGATTCATGCGAGAACCAGCACACTTTTTTACCCTTTTCTTCTTTATGTTCAATACGATAAGGGAATGTTTCATATGGAAACTTATTCAAATCATTCGTAGGTTTGATGATTTGAGTATTCTCTACTTTCTTCACCCTAGTTTTGGGTGTAATTGGTTGTTTTTTTGGTGCTTTCTTCTTTGCTGCTGGTTTAGTCTCTTCAGTTTTCTTTACTCGGGGCATCAGCGTCCTGTCACATCGGTGTGGTCCTGTATCCTACCATATCTGAAGTGGATTTGCAACCTGGGCCAGTCTTCCCATGCTCCTTTCCAATTAGCAGGATACACTTCCCAATACCATCTTCAATATCTTTAGTTTGACACACTACATTTGTGAACTGTTCTCCTATATCATACGATGAACGAAAATAGTCAAACATTCCCATTATTATTCTCCTAGTGTGTGAATGACAGGTTTTTCATGTGCAAGAATATGATAGAGATCAGGATCTTTTGCTGCTGATACAGGAATAAACTCAGTTTCAGGATTAAACTCTTCATCGCGGATTGCTTGGTTGATGACAATCGATCCTTCAGCACCAGAGTATGAACGATGATATGTCATCTTAGGAATGTATAATGCACCTGATGAACGATTAAGATGTACAATATGATAAGGATACCGCCATTCTGTATTCACTAGTTCAAATGTGCGAATACCAGACAGAACACGATTATGATCTACCTGATGATAATGAATATAAAATTGTTTTGCTCCTACAATATCATCGGGTGGTGAAATAGCAGCACCAGTATGAATTACAAGATCTTGTGCGTTTGAGTTTTCTACAGAGATGTCATAGAATACAACTGCATCTGTTTCCCTGAATACTCTATGTTTTTTAAAGTGAACTTCGCTCATAATTTAACTCCATCTTGCATATTTATTCTGCTCGATCAAACTCTTCAATTTGATCTGCAGATACTTCATGTTCACCAGCAACGAGATACCAATGGTGTCCTGCACGTTCTCCAAGATATTTCATTTGATCTTCTTGAAAATGATTTTCTCTCATTGCTGCTTGAATCTTCAAGTGAATTAATTCTTCATGTGTTGGTACTTTCATTCTGATAACCTCAATTTACGTTCGGGTGAAGGGATGTGTATAAGAAAGGGATCATCGTATGGATAGATATATTCATCATACCATCCATAACATAATGCTTCCCAAAACTCGGGTGTATTGTAACTATCCCAAGCATACATGAAGTTGTGATATCCTTCAAGGAAGTCTTCCCATTTTGTTTGTTTAACAAGTCTCATTGGAATAATATATTCTAAGGTTGTCACCACCAATATTCATGTGGTAGATTTTGCCGTCGTTGGTGTAGATACCAATCCACACATGACGACCTTCTTCCATAGTTTCGTAGTGAAACATTCTAATATCTTCCAGCACAATTTCGTCTGGGTTCTTTTCAAATCTACTCATTTTGTTCTCCACTCTTTTGTATTCTACACCCATAATGGTTGCAGTATCACCTTCTATAAGAACTTTTGATATGTCTATTTCAGTCATCTCTCAAACTATCCAATACTTGAAGAAGAAAAGCAATAGAGTTAGCATACTCTCGTCCATCTTGACCGCCCATTACAATATAGGCAATCTCTTTCTCTGCTAGTTCGATACGTTCATTCCGTGTGAGTTCTTGTAGTGTGGGGCGATACCAATTACCATCAGCATCTTGTTTGAATCCAGCAGCAAGTTTTTCTTTTTCTTCCCTCTCAATCTTCGCAAGTTGTTTTAGAGCATCACCATTCTCTTCATAGAGTTTATCAAGGGCATCTAATGCTTTACGCTCTGCTTCACGACGCTCTGCTTCTTCAAACATTTCGTCGGGATATGGTCCACTTTCAATCATTTGTTCTTCTCACAATACAGGAAATACTTGTACTCTGCAACTTGGTGTGGTGCATATCTTACCACATCACACTCTTTGTACTTATCAACCACTTCAAATGATGCCTCCAATGGTTTATCACCAGAAGCAAAGTGTGCTAGTACAATCAGAATAATGATGAATACAACAGAGGCACCAAGAAATACACTAACACTGTTCGCAGAAGTCATCCATACGCTCTTGGTGTCCATCATCATCATAGTTTGTCTCCTCTCGGATCTCCCATTCTACATCAGACAGACGAGCACGAGTGTCATCGATGAAGTATTCTAGAGTGTCAATCAATCCCATGCTACATTTTGAACAAGAAACCCAGGCATCACATAAGTCCATGCGCCAGGATCATTCACACCACCAACTTTATATTCCCACTTATACTCAAACTTATTGTAACTATCCCAAGTCATATAACCTTTCTCTTTATCAAAGCGACCTTTGATAGTCAGAGCATGTTTGTTAGAATAAATGTTGCGAGTGCGAAGTGCTCCACCTTTTTCACGAGTTTCAATCACCACACATGTGTCAGGATAGGTTGCAAAACCTTGTTCCAACATGCAGGGAGTTTCATAACGAAATGGACGATAGAATGTTTGAGTTTCGGGTGTTGCATAAGCAGGAGAAATTAGCAACATAGAAGCAAACAAAAATTTTTTAAACATTAATTGTTCTCCTCAAATCGTTGTGGACCTTGAATAAAATAATTGACAATAAGTGCCAAGATCATAAGTAGAAAATAAGTGATCATCCAACTACCCTCCAACATACAGTAGCATTTCCCTTGCGCGTAGAAGCAATATGAGCAAAAGCAGCATAAGAGAGATCCAAATCAGCATGAGAATATGGACCACGATCATTCACCCTCACGATTACTTGTTTGAGATTGTCTTGATTTGTAACCCTAATCTTAGTTCCCATAGGTAGGTAAGGATGAGCAGCAGTCCAACGGTAAGCATCAAATCGTTCTCCGTTTGCAGTAGTATTGCCGTGGAACCCATCACCCATTCCATAGAATGTTGCAATTCCACAAGTTAGTCCAGCAATCAAAGATTCAATCATTTGTTTTTCAGTAGATTGTGATAGTGTTTTACTTCAGGGTTGTCATAATCAGCGCATCGTGGATAGAATATACCTTCCACATAGCATGATTTCTCTGGTTCACGATACACAACTTTGGGAGGTGTGTCTCTCTCGCAGATTATAGTACCTCGGATACATGATGTCAAGACCCAAAATGCTGCTTCAATCATAAGGCACCTGCACATCTTTTTTCCATGTATCAGTATAGCACAACCACTTTTCTACCTGATGTGACATCTCAGCAGTCCAGTGTTGACCATTCTCATCAATCGCATCAAGATAATGAATACGAGTTTTAGGATCAATCGTGCG